GGCCTTATAGAATCTTCTACATAAACCTTTTGTCCATCAGTGTTTTCTAGGTTTTTGGCATATCCACCACTGATTAGAATTTGATTAGCATTAGCAGGATCTATTTTAACAGTAGTATTGTTTTTACCTACATCTTCGGGGTCGCCATTACCTGTTAAAGTCCTGAATTCAAAAGGATCAGAAGATCCATCTTCATATACTTTTGCTGCTGAACCAATATTAACGCAGCTTGCTCCCGCACCAACATCTCCACTACCACTAATAACAATTTGATTAGAGGTGGGACTATCTATAACGTGGACCGTCCCAGAGCCAACAATAGATTTAAATCTAACTGGATTGGTGTCTGATGTATAACTATCGTCACCCTCTCCTTTTTTAATTATTTGAGCAGCCCCATTACCTGTATTTATGCCACCATCAACGCCAAGTTGTTTAATTTGACGATCAGAGAGTATAATATTACTTCTTTGAGTAAATTCTATTAAATTTCCGTTATGTAATTTTGCTACAGGGTAATAACCAGTAAATTCTGTAGGATTAGTGTCATCTGAAAACAGAATGTGAGGGAAGGTAGTTACTATAGCATCATCTTCTCCCTCGTTGACTCCAGTTAAGGTGGCATTATTTACTAAAAAATTATCAGAATCTATTTTTATCTCAGCGAAATAAGTTCTGCTATGTTCAGCTTCTAGAATTTCGACACCACCTGTCCCCATTCCAGATATTCTATTCTTTTTCCTATCCTGAATCTGCCCTTCTGACACAGTGTTTAAAACATATGCCTGATTCCATATTACTTCATACCCAGTTATAGAGCCAAATGGGTCTGTGCCTGTATCGGCATAAAGTGGAGATACACTAGGCAAAAAAGGTGTGGGTTCATCGACACTAAAGCCGCCCACACTTTGACTAAAAGAAATTTCTTTATCAAACGACATTATTCATCTTTAGTTACATAGCAGATGAATATTCTTGTTTTTTGTTATCTAGAGTAGAGTCTCTCGTAGAATTAGTGCCATCTATTAGGCAAACAAAACCATCTTCATCAAAGTAATATAAACGATTAAACCATTTAAAAGTATCATAATTTAGTGGTTTAATCTCTTTCTCAACATCTTCTTGTTTAAGAGGAGAGTAAAAATATTTTAACCCTCCTTTTTTTAGAGAACCGTCAGGCCACAGATATTGTTTTTCCGCAAAATAACAATCTTTTAACCTTGCATTTTTCCATATTTCAATATATGCGAAATCATTATCAAAGTCATGACGCTTTGTCTCTAATTTAATTACCTTTTTTAAGATAGTCTTCACTTTAATAATGATATTAAATAATTACACTGATTTCAAATATTTGTTTTTATAGTGGCGCACATATTGTATCAAAAAAAATACTGCCACCTTTTGAGTGACAGTATTAATTTAGTTAGGTAATATGAATTTTTATTATTTTTTATTCTTACCCTTAGCTCTTTCTATTTGATCAGCAGTTGGAGCGCCTTTGTCACCCTTTTTTCTCATCTTTTCACCAGAGCCTCTTTTAATTCTCTCTCTTTTCTTTCTTATGTTCTCCCAGAGACTGCTATCAGACTTTACTTTTTTTTTGAGTTCTCCTTCTCTTTCATGACCTCTTTATGACGCTTCATGAAAGCCTCATGATTTGGCCCAGCCATATATAGAGTTTTGCCATCCTCTGTTTTGTGAGTATGTATGCCGTCTAAGCCAAGTTTCTTGGCATCTTTCATAGCCTCTTCTTTTGTTTCAAAGTAGTGCTTATTGACATCAGGTGCGCCATAAGAATACTTTTTCTTTTTGCCCTCAGACTTCTTTTTTTTCTTATCATAATGATAGGCAGCCTTGCTCTCCTCTTCTTCTTCCTCCTTGGAGATTTTACCTTCTTTTCTCATCTTCTCCAAGATTGCTTTTTTTAGAGCTGGAGGAAGTTTTTTCTGTTTTTCAGTAAGCTGCGCCTTGTTCTCCTCATCTGTTTCCATCATCATGGCTCTGTCTTTCTTATACTGCATAGCACAAGAAGACATAGTTTTATCCATATCCATGTCTTTTGTGTCCACCATATCAGCATCGTTCATCATGCAGTGGCTCATATAAGACTTAAATACAGTCTTTTCATCATCACTCATGTCCATGCCGTAGACCTTCTTGCTCTTGTATGCTGCTTTAGCAATATCTTGGTCAGCCTTTCTGTAAGATTCTTTAACCTTACCACCCCTCATCATTTTAAGGAAAGTGTTGACTCTAGCCATAGCCCATCCATGACGAGACATGTTAGGACGGTGAGAGGTGCTAAAAGCACCTGCACCACGACGATAAACACGCTTAAGCTGGCCCAAGGTCACTTTTCTAGAATACTTAGCGTTATGTTTTTTAACCTTATCTTTTAGAGTATTTGTTGTTTTTTCACTAAAAGTAATTTTTCCACCACCTTTTTTAGCACTGCCCTTGGGATTGCGCTTAGAGCCTCTTTTTCTTTCACTTGGCTCTGCTGGTGTCTGTGCTCCGCTTTTGGGTCCGGGACGTTTTGCGCCTTCTGCCAAATCCAAGAGAGCAGGACATTCTTCAACAAGAGAATCATGGTCAAAAAATGTTTTTCCATCCCAGTCTTCAGCAGATCCTTTTGTTACCTGAGTAACGCTTTTTCCTGATTCCCACATTTTACAAGACCAGTATTTGGGAGTAGTCTTATCTTTTGCCTGATCACAGTTATGACGATCCCTAAAAGCCTTCCTGCGCTTGGGGTCATCTCTTTTAATCTCCATATTGGGGTCACCAAAGTTAACCTTAATGACGTTGCCCTTTTCATTTTTAACATAAACAGAGAACTTTTTAGGACCCTTGGGGGTTCTAAATGGTTTATTTAAAGTTTTATTTTCATTAGCTGCATCAGAGAAATAAAGACTTTTTTCATCTCCCTCTCCCGTAACAACGGAAGCTTTTGATTCTGCTTGCTCAAAAATATTAATACAGACAGCAACTCTCTGCTTATTGTCATTGAACTCGTCTTTATCGGTCAAATTAGACACACAGCGACTAACGAAATCGCCTCTTTTCTCATTATTTCTTGGGACTGGAAGTGGCATGATATAAAAGTTTACTGGTTGTTACACTACAATAGGTCTTTTGGCTCCTCATATTCTTCCATTGGAGAACGGTTTTCTTTATATGGCAAAAACCAATGATCACAAGTATTTAAGACATCATAAAGATATATGACAGTCATTTGATCTTTTCGGTCTTTTCTAGTATATGACTTATACAAGGCTTTACCTATGCTTTTTACTTTGACGTTTAAATCTTCACAAGTCTGAGTAAATCTATATAAGTCTTTGTTTTTAGCGCATAAAAAGAAATGACCATAATCAAAAGCAATCCACTCTGGAGTCCCTTTGTCATTGCACCAACCCAGTTCACCCTTAACATTCTTTAGTTCTAAAAGAATTTTGCCTTCTTTTTGAGTCTGCTTGATACCTTTCACATCATATGATTTACCATCAACGATAAAATCTGTATGACTATATATATCAGTATTTTTTTTAGTTTTTTTAATATCCTTATTAAGTGCCCTGCAAGAGTCATAAAATCTCTGTTCACTATCCTGACCTCCAGCAGACTTCATTATATGATAAGGAGAGGACATTCCTTTTGCTTTATTGGACATCATAATAACTAATGATAATAGTATCCTTTGAAAAATTCATTAACATTATGAGCTTTATCATCAATCCAGTAATCATAGGAAGGCTTCTTCATTCTTAATTCTGTTCTCTTTACACCCCACTCATCAAGTTGCTGCTTTGTCAATTCTGAGTAATCAACTCCAGAAGCACCACCCCTAGCGGTCCAATAAATAATCTGATGACCTTGAGAGTAAAGCTTGTTAAAAAAATTTATCCTCTCTTTCAGTGGCTTGGCATCTTCATATTTGTTTTCGGGACTTTTGTGAGTGCAGATTGTCCCGTCAATATCTACAATGTAAGTGCTCATGTTTTGCTAATATGTAGAAATTACAATCCTATCAACACAATCTTTAAAATGCATGTTTTTACCTGATACATTATCAAGTCTTACTAAATGTCCATATTTAAAACACATAGGATTTATCCACCAGTCTTCCCAAGGATGAGGAATAATACCTGTATAATCTTCATGAAATGATACATTCTCAAATAATAATTTATAACCACAAGTGCTTAACATCTTCTTGGAGCTAGACTTGCAAGCCTTAACTTCATCAATAGTTCTATCTCCACCATGCCATTTATTACATAATTCATGCGTTCTAACGTAATGGTAGTCATGTTCAAAAGTCATAAATATGAACTTAAAGCCATTTTTTAAAATGTTTTTAAGAGTCTGTAAACTTGCAGAATCAACGTCAAGTGACACATAATGTATCACCTTTTGAGGAAAATGTTTTTCTAAAAGCTCTATGAACTCATCACTAGTAGAATCTATTTGATAAAAAGGAGTTTGTCTTTTTTCTTTAAATTCTTCAGAATAATCATCTATATCAACACAAATACCTGACCAGCCATTCTCCTCAAGGAGTAAAGTATTATTGATTTCTACAGGATGACGACACCCTATATCTAAAAAAGTGGGTGAATCCGCATTTTTAAGTAGTTTAAGAGCAGCTACATCTTGCATTTCATTGCTATAATAGCCGATTTCTTCGTGATTTGATTCTAATTGTTCCTCAGTCATTTTTTTCTTTTATGATTTTTATGATATCACTACTGCTTATATCTTCTATGAAGGGTATAAATTTTATACCTCCTGCCGTTGGGTTCTCCCAGAATGCGTTTAGTTCTGATTTTTTTAGGGAATCATCATTGTAATCACCTCCCTTGCACCAAAAATCTGGTTGCAATTCACGAAGTTGTTTTACAACTGTTTTGGTATCAAAAGTAAATACATAATCTACAGATTCATGACAAGCGACCATATAAGCTCTTTGTTTTGCATTCATTATAGGTCTATTTTTTCCCTTCAAAGATTTAACACTAGAATCACTATTGATGCCAACTATTAATCTTGAATTTAAGCTACAAGCGTTCTTCATTGCGCTCAATAAAGTAGCGTGACCAGCATGAAATAAATCAAAGCATCCATTAGTGAATATAAAAAACTTTTTAATACCAAACTTTTCTATATCTCTAGCTGTCTGCCTCTCTTGCAAAATCTCTTGATAGCTTACTATTTTTTTATGTTTCATATAGTAGTAACACCCTTTTTTGTAATAACATCTTGGCAACAATCTTGTGCGAAAAGTATAGCAGTATTTAAGTTTTTGGTTGCAGTATAAGAGTATGAAAAAGCTGCTAAAAATGTATCACCCGCACCAGATACATCTCTGACTTCTGATGGCTTATTCAATGGGTAATCTTTATCTTGATACCAACAGCCTTTTTCTGCTTTTGTTACGAGCACATTTTCTGCTCTATGTTTCCAACCATTTTCTTCGTATTCTTTTTCATTTATCTTAATAAAAGAAAAGTTGTCTGACCAATCAACATTGAAGTCTCTCTTTGTATCTAAGAAGGAAAGTTTGCTCCTGAAACCAATTTCTTTTAGGTGATAAGGTCTTAAAAAACCCTTATTGTAATCAGAGACAATAACAGCATCGTAATCTTCTATATTATCAGGAAGATCCCTGCAAGTAGGGTAAGAATCAGTGTCTACCCTTAAAAACATTTGATTTGACTGAGAATCAACATACCTAGTTTTATGGCCCTCGGCTTCATTTGTAAAAAGATCCATATCATTTCTATATGGACTACCATTGTGTAAATTGTTATCTATTGCTTTTAGGTTCCTAAAAACATTAGTTGCCATACCCAAGTTGCTAGTGCCGTTCTCTGGAACAAATACAGGGACTGGGGCTTCTGGACATAATCTGCTCGATTTGCCGTAGCAAAATCTGTCACTACAAGTTTCGCCGATTACTAGAAATTTCATTTTTGAGATGTGCCTTTTTCTATTCTGTAAGAATCGTCATTAAAGTGCTGAGTGCTTACCTCAAAAACACTGGATTCTACTAGAGCAGTAAGTTTATGTGGGACACAAGGATTTAAGTGAACTACATCTCCCTCTTCTAGAATTTTCTCAAGCTTATCAGCCTTTTCTAAGTCGTAATACTCTAGTTTTAGCCTACCCTTGGTTACACACCAAGTCTCCTCTTTCAATACGTGGTAGTGCATAGAAAAAGAAGACCCCTCGTTAAAACGAAGGATCTTCCCACAATACTTTTCGTTATTGGTTATCCAAAGCTCATCACCCCATTTCTTTGGGTGGGCTTCTAGTCTAGAAAAAACGGGACTAATACTCATTCAAGAGTATTATATGCCGTCAAAAGGATTAGTCAAGAGTAAATTACTCTTCTCCCTTGTCTTTACTCTTGCCAATATTGAGCGCAGCCCAATCAACAAGAGCATAAATCTTGGCCCAGAAACTTCCTTTTTTTGGAGTAGGAGTTGCAGCAGTGATAGCAGAGGCAAGAGCAACAGCAGAAGCAACTACTCCCCACCAAGGGTTATCTTGAATTAATTGAATGATTATGTCCATAATATGTTATATCCTTTCAATATAAATTACACTATCGTAATTTAAATGGAAATAGATTTTGGAGCGATTTCCTCAAGCTCCTGACACAACTGATCTATCTCAGAAGGCTGCATTTTTCTAGCGTTGCTTCTCAATTGAGAAACTTGTTTAGAAAAACGACAAAAATCCTCTGATTGATCTATATTTTTCTTTTCTTTTGTATCGTATATAAAAGTATCAAAAACCTCGTATCTCATGGGGTCGATGCACTTTTCGATAGGGTCAAAAGTGGTCTGACCAACAGCGTAGTCAAAAATATCGTATTTATTAATCTTAATTTTAACCTTTTGCACGAAATTATTATAACGTGTCAAAGAATTAGATCCAAAAAACTTTATGTCAGAGTTGCTTTTTTTTAAGCCTCTCAAAAGCTGGCTCATATGCTTTTATAGCTGCTCTAAGATTTTTCTTTTTCTTAGGGTCTGATGTCCTTTTAAGTGCAACTTTAGCCCTCTGTATCATTACGAGCATTGCTTGAACTTTGTGAGCATGTTTTCTGTTAGAGTTTTTAATTATTTTTATAGAATCTCTAGCAGTTTTAGCATCTTTAAAACCTAAACCTTTTATTGTCCCTTTTGGATCTTCGTCAGTATAAAGGTCTGAATGTTCAGATTTAGGTCTTTTAGTTCCGTCTTTGCGTTTCTCTGGAACTCTACCCTTATCGCCTTCTGACTTATAAGATCCTCCTCTTTTTTGTCTTTTGCAATATTGTTTTTGGCTAAAGCCTTTTGGGTTGTCGCAATCAATAGCGCGTTTACGCTTCATGCTCCACTTGCTAGCCCTGATTTGCTCAGTAAGATCTACCTCCCACTCCATATTACAGAATCCTTATCCTACTCCTAATCTTAGATACATGACGATTTTTTTCTAAAACAGAGCCGCCTTCCCTGCTGCCAGCACCGTTGGTGTTCCCCTCTATAGTAGTTACATAGCCACTAGAATCAATGTCTTTGACTGCTATGCCGATGTGAGAGAAGGTAAATACAACTATGTCACCAGCTTTGATATCTTCGTTTGTAGGTTTTCTTAACTCAACACCATTGCCAGCTTGCTTCTTAGCCCAGTTCTCAAAGTCCCAAGCTCCAGCGGTCTGAGGTCTTTTGAATGCTACAGTCTCTCCATCTATGGCTTCTCTTACCAACCAACAAATGAAAGCGGCACACCAAGGCCAGCCCTTATCTGGATCTAACCAAGTAGCAGCTTTATACTCATCTACTCTTGGACCACAGTTGCTACCATCAACTTCTGATACGCCTATTTCTGCACGGGCTAACTGAACCATCTTCTCTGCTATGCTACCAGTAGCATCAGCTGTTTCTTTTGTAGATAGTTTTGCCAGTATAGCATTCCAAGTTACAGGACCATCAGCACCGTCAGCAGAAACACCAATGAGTTTTTGCACGGCTTTTACTACTTCTTTTTTACCTTTAAAATTCATTTAAATACAGCGCCTTTTGTTAGATGTGCATATTGACATTACGATTGATAAAAGAATGGCAAGAATCATAAAGTCTCTATATTGGTTTATTTGACCATATAGTAATTCAGATTGTTTCTCATTATAATACATTTTCGTATCCATAATGTTATTAATAGCATCAATTGTAGGGTCTGTCATTTGATACATTAATGGAACAGAAGCTTTTATTTTATCTATTTGATTAGTATTTGCCCACTTTATAAGTTGGTCCACATATATACTAATTTTTTCTTCTTGAGCGAAAACGAAGTCTGCATACTCAGCTTCATCCTCTGTAATACTATCTTTGTAACCCTCTAGATATTCATCTTTGTTTTTAGACTCTTCTTGAAGGACATCAACCATTTCACTGGGAGATATAACGCCATGTGATGTTTTAATGACAGAGTTGACTATTATTACGCCATACCAGTCAAAACACATTCCTATTTCCATTATCGAAGCTTCTGCTTGTCTAGCATTTTCTTGTAAAGTAGATTCTATCTTTTCAGTAAGAGTTAAACCTCTCCATCCAAAGGTTAAGCATATAATAGCCAAACAATAAACTATAAATTTAGGTCTCATTTTTTCAAAAATCGCTCGGGGTTTTTAGCAAATCGCTCTCCTAATCTTACGATTCCACTTATAACCTCTGGACTAACTACACCAATAATACCATATGTAATGGCTTTAGTTAAGGAAGACACATCTGTTTGTTCTAATACAAACCAAGCTATACCAGCAGCTATTGCAGCTGTAAGTATTCTTTTTAATTGTTGTTTTATTGATAATTCATTCTGTCCTGAGAGAAGTCTAGCAAACATTGCAGCAGCCCCAACAAGAGGGACCAGCCATCCTCCATTCAAGAATTCCTTCAGCAAAGACTTTTCAGGTTCCATGTATATTTACTTTACACGAAAATAAAAAAAAGAACCCCCTTTTTACAGGGGGTTCTTAATATGCTTGGGATGTATAGTTGATAAAGTTAAGAAACTTTACCAAAATTTTTCTCTGCAACGCGGACTCCAGCAATATTGTTTTTAGCAAACTTGCGGTTCACGCCAGCATTGCGGTCATAAACATTAACGTAGTTGCTTGTTTCCGACATAAGTTGAGCATTAAGAACTTCTCCACTTGATGTATAAAGTCCAAAAAACCGACCTTTTGTATTGCGGATCGCACTAATGACCCTAGTATTTACTTTTTTCATAAAGTTTATTAAAACTTGTAGGTGAGGCCAAGTCCAGCCATCCACTCTTGATCAAGAGCATATGAGCCACCTGCATCATTATCATTAAGTGATACTTTTGCGCCAACTGACAGAGCGTCAGATATTACATATTTCGCGCAAACACCTAGTTCGAGAGCATTGTAAGAGTCTGCAAAGTTAACCGTTACAAATGGGCTAGCACTAAGTCCATCGACAGGTGTAGCAAATTCACGGGAAACAGTGAGTTCAACTCCATAACCAGCGTTTGTGCCAAGTTCATGCCATAATGCAGCCTCAACATCAAACCAATCGAGCGAATAACCAAGAGCTACTCCGACTTCTTCCCATCCCCCAAAAGAGGAGTCAATCTTTTGGAAGTAGACCTCTGTGTCAATAGTAGCTCCAAAAACTGAAACGGGCAACCCCCAGCCAACAGCTACATCGGCTTCTGTTTCATCATCGGTTCTAAAAAGATCAACAGCTAAATTTAGAGTTCCTCCAGAAAGAGGGCTTTCTGCTAAAATAGAGGCAGATGCTGAATTATCTCTAATAGCTAATCCGCCACTAGTTGACAGATTGCTGTAAGAAACGCCAGCTTCAACTGAAATATCAGCAACTGTAGCTCCATTAACCGTGCTGAATAAAGCAGCACCCATCATTATTGTTGTAAGAATACGATTCTTCATAACTGAGATTATTGTTACACTAGAAAATAGCTGGTCAAGTATAAATTACTCGCTATCTTCTGAAGGAGGCTCTACAGAATCTGCAAATTCAGAGGCTTCTACGACCTCTGGCTCTGCTTGCGCTCCAAATGCTCGTTGGAATTTTTTGGTTAAAGTAGCAGCAGCTTCTGCAACCCCAAGGCCCTCACTCTTACAGGCGACATCAAAAAGCTGGATGACCGCCTGAGCCTCTTCTGGTGTGAATTCAATCGACTTCATATTCGCTATATTATATAAGTTATGTTTTATTTTTCAAGATTTATTTGCCACTAGGGAAATAGATTTGTCTCTCAAGTTTTCTAAATCTAGTATCAGAGTGCCAAATTTCATCTTGTTGAGGAGTATAATAACCGTCAACCGTTTGAACTGTCAACCCCTTTTTCAGATTCAGAGTAGAAGGTTGATAGATGTTTAAAATCCCTGTCTTTACGGATGAGTTGTTCCCGCAAGAGGTCAGCACGGTCAGCGTCACCGCCATTAGTCCTAATGTTTTCAATTTCTTGTATAATTGATTTACGTTCTTTTTCATGATCTTTAACTAATTTTAAGTAAAACGTCTTATTTTTCAAAGACAAATATAATTCTAAAGATTTTAAAATAGATTTAATTAAGGCGATCATCTTTGAAGATAAGAATCTTTATTTTGCTCTATATATTGTTGAACAGTCTGCCACTCGTAATCTCCACAAACATCCATAAGTTTTGAATTATCTGCTTTTGTGAACTTTTGATATTGCCCCTTTAATTCTTTAGGCATGGGTATTTCTGTTATTGTGCAGGAAATATTTTGTTTAACTATTTCTGCTACATCTCTAAACGATATAGGGCAAGAAGTTCCAACATTATACACGCCTGATACCTCTTCACTTAGCATCCTGTGGTGCATTTCACAAACATCATCTACCGATACAAAATCTCTTTTATACTTTTCACTATTTTCAAAAACTTTTATTTCGCCATTCCTTTGAGCTTGTTGAATAAACGTGGAAACTGGACTAGATTGATTGCCTTTGTTTTCTTCTCCTAATCCATATACATTAAAGTATCTAAATCCTTGATATGGGTAATCTTGGTTTAACAACCAGCAATCAAACATATATTTGCTAAAAGCATAAGGGCTAAGGGGTTTGCAGAAGTCAGTCTCCTTGAATTTCCTAGAGATACCATAAACTGAGGCGCTACTAGCATATTGAAACTTTACATCAATACGCGAACACATTTCATACAGTCTCTTTGAAAACTCAAAGTTTTCATAAACAATCTTTCTTAGATTTGTCTCTGTAGTGCTAGAATTAGCGCCAAGATGTATTACGATATCTTGATCTAAGATGTCGGGATAGCCAGAATGACCTAAAATTTTATCGAATCTAGTAACCTTAAATCCTCTGTGCTCCAAGAAAGCCGATAGGTTTTTACCTATAAATCCAGCTGCGCCAGTTATTAATACGTTATTGTTCAAAACAATCGTGAAAAAGTTCTTTGATTTTATTTACATCAAAATCAGAGGCTTTAATTTCACTAAAAATGGCCTCAAGTTCTTCATCTTCAGTCTCTTGTATTTCTGCTTTAGCAAAGTAGTCAAAATCATCAGAAAATTTGATGTGTTGTATCAACTCTACCACAAGCTCTCCATCATCCTTAAATGATTTCTCAATACTATAAGAAGAATTTGTTTTTACACTTGGGTTCTCATCTTTTTCACCCAAGCTTATCTTTGATGACGTTTTAGCATACTCCTTCAATATCCAGAATTTTTTAGTATATTCTGAGTAATCAGGAAACTTAATATCGGCATCAAAAGATAAACTTTGATATAACCTATGGTCTAGGAAGGTGAGCGTATAAGCCATTTTAAGTGTCTTACACCTATTCTCCTGAATCAGACTCTGTAGTTTGTTCTTTTTGAGATTCTACTTTTGCAGATAGTTCCTCAAGAGCACTAGCCTTCTCCTCATCAGACATTTTATTGACATTCTCCTCAACTTCTTGAGTAGCCAAGTTATGCATAATATTGATTGCTTCTGCTAGAGTAACCCTAGAAACCATCTCAGAAGTGAGATAGGCTTTGAGCTTTTGGGTGTCTTCTTCACTCATACTAATCACCCTCTTTGCTAGTATAAATCCTGATGTCAGGCTGATTGGAACCCTTCTCTTTAAAAGAGTTTGGGAAGCACACAATCTTAATTTCTTCTCCACTAGAATCTTTAATAGACCCACTGTAGAAGGATTGCTTTTTGCCGTCAACTCTCCAAAGCGCTCCTAATTCGCGCTTTTTCCATTCGTCATTTAGTTTGGTATTATCACTCATTGTTGAATCTTAATTTAACACTTTCCCAAAACTTATCGGGATCAGTAGAGGAGTATCGCTTTTTCAGCTTATTGTAAAGCTTTTTGTGGATTGGATTTGGATTTTTTTTATCATATCCAATTAGCTGTCTGAGTCTTTTGGCGGCAGATCCACTCATGATTTATGATCGTCATGAACACGCTATTTTTCAATTAAAAGTTGGATTTTTTTATTGCCGTCTAGTATAGAACTAGAAACATAAGGCGTTATTTCTGAAAGTATTTTTTTGTTCAGAGCCTCTATCTTAACTTTTTCATTAGATAAGCTATCTATAATTGATTTTATGTATTTAAAATCAAAATTAAGTTCTATGTCGTTGTCTTTAAGCCTGTTCTTAAGTCTCTTGAGTTTCATCCAAAGTATTCTTCTAAGACCTCTTTCATTTATTTCCTTCAATGGAAAGCATTCATCAACGTGCTTCAATATATCTGGATGAATCATGAGGTTGTCTTTGTCTGATTTGGCTTCTTGAAAACCCATAGACGATTGGCTATTAGAAAGATCACTTGTTAGGAAGATAATGCAATTAGTGAAATCAGCCATGTCGCCATTGTTCATCTGAAACCTACCATCCTTAAATATTTGATTAAATAAGGGTATAGAGGAGTTATCTACTTTGTGAAAATCATCTATAATAATGACACTATTTGGACTAATTAAAACTTTCTCGCAAAGAGATGTATTATTACCCTGAGAGGTCGCTATCTTGTGAGGGGCATACAAATCAGCAAAATGCACACCACTGTATGAAAGAACATTTACTCCATGTTTTTGTAATGTGTCTTTGAATATATCGAGGAAGTAAGACTTGCCACTGAACTTAGATCCGCTAACAACATAACAGTCAGGAGAAGAGAAATTGTCTGTTTTTCTAATACCAAGAGAAGATAAAGTTATTTTCTCTTTTAGGTTTTTGAGAAGTTCTTTTTGTCCGACTATTGACTTCTCAATGCACTTAAAGCACTTGTCTATGAGGACCGTATTACTCAATGGGTTTCTTTTTTTAGAGAAGAAGTCCTTTAAATGTGAAAGCTTTACTTCTGGTTTTTCTTCTGGGACACCCTCTGTCCATTTCTCTAGGCTATCATTAAGTCTTTCTAAAAGCTCTGTGTGATCTTTTTCTGGATCTAGGGCAGCTTGCATTGTCTCCACCTGTATCTCTTTTATAGATGGTGTAACATGCCAAAAATTAACTTTAGCCTGTGCTCCGCAGTGATCTATTATGTCAATTGCTTTGTCAGGATAAAATTTATTAGGTATATACTTTTCACAGTAGTCTATAATATTATCCAAGAAAGAATCAGTATATTTGACTGTGTGAAATTTTTCGTAATATGAAGCAATAGTAGGAAGAATTTCCTCCATCTCAAATCTAGAGGGTTCTCTGATGATAATTCTCTCAAATCTACGATCTAAAGCAGTATCTCTCTTGATAGTATTTGTATATTCGTTGATTGTAGTAGCGCCAATACAGCTAATTGTTCCTCTAGCAAGTTCTGGTTTGAGTATGTTAGAAGCTTCTAGAGAATTGCTAGTAGCTCCTCCAGCACCTATCAACGTGTGGACCTCATCAATAAACAAAATTAGATTAGTATATTTCTTTGCTTCATTTACAAAGTCCTCTAGGCGTTTTTCAAACTGACCTCTGTATTCTGTGCCAGCTACCATGCTAGATAAGCTAACAGAATATATAACTTTATTAGCTATAAGCTCTGGAGCATCACCAATAACTATTTTATTAGCTAGGCCCTCTACGAGAGACGTTTTACCAGTCCCCGCTGGACCAACTAAAAGTGCATTTGGCTTTTTCTTTCTACAAAGAGTTGTAGACAGCTCATCCATCTTGCCATCAAAATCAACTATCTTGTCAAACTCTCCCTCTAAAGCTTTTAAGTTTAAATTTTCAGCAAATTGAGAAAGAATCTCGTTCTTATCAAACATGTCGATCCAGTCATCAGGCTTACCAAGTGATAATCTATTTATATCATCTGATAATTCAAAATCCTTAGCTGTTAGAGAACACTCAGTTATAAAGCCCAAAATAATGCAATCTGCTTCCTCTTCACCTTGTGGATAAAGTTTTTTAACAACCTTTGGCGCATGTTTTTCATCAAAAAACATCATCAGCACTACCTCTGGAGGTATATAATCTAATTCAAAATTTTCTTTAGATACCTGCTGCGCTTCTTTTAATAATTTGCGTATATCTGTTTTAAGAGATTTTGTAGAATTCTTATTCTTCCGCTTCTTGTTAAGAACTTCTCTAGATTCTTTTAATAAATCTCTAGGATCGACATTTACTTTTTTAAATATGGTCGCACAAGATTGGCTCAAATCATTTAAAAAGCAGTGGAAAAATAAATCTATGTCTGCTCCATTTCTGTGCAGAATAGCAGAAAGCTCTCTAGTTTTTTCAAGAACTCCTTCGATATGTGGAGTTAGGGGTAAACTAGGCATTTTTCACCTCCCTCAATTTCATATATATATCTGTTTCCACTGGGCTTACATTGTCTACAAAAAATGTATTATTGCTCTTAGATCCTGATATGACAATTACTTTACTTTTAGCAAGCTTGTATTTGCTATCTAGGAAGTTTGTTAATCTAGCTTCTCTTTGATTATCCATAAATAAGAATGTCTTTGTCGCTGTATTATCAGAGACTGATAGCATCATGTATTTATTACCATTTTGAGATGTTCTTGTAAAGAAATCTTTTACCTCACCAACAACTTGAAAGTTTTGCCGATCTACTAAGTCTTCAACCTCTTTCAAATCAATCAGCGATGAAAACCTATCTTGAAAACATTCTCTAAGATTGTGAGAGTAACTATAACCAAGAAGAGAGCTTTCGTATCTCCACTTGGCAAACATTTCATGTTTTTTATTTTGATTATAAATCTTTTTATATTTATCAAACTTGGCTCTAAATGTTTTAAATCTTTTTTGAGACATTATAGGCTTGTTGTCATCTCCAAGAGTTTGTTTTTCCAGAACCTCTGATATAGCATTTAGTATATCATAGCCAAACCTCTCTCCTATTTTAGAGAAGTTTCTTTTTTCTCTGTCTGTTAGTAAGTTGAATGATTGAGCTTCTAGAACCATTTTGGTTCTATTAGTCTTGGTGTGATCCATAGTCCCAGCTTGAATCAGTGCTGATAAAACAGATATGTTTATACCACATTGTTTGGCAGCTACGAATACTTCGTATTTGTTATTGAATTCCATACCTCGGAAATCAATCAGGCTTTTTATTGATTTTAAAGATATGCCCTTGATGCTGTTTAAGCCATATCTAATATTACCTTCCTCAATTTTAAAATCAAAATCAGATTTAAAAAGGCATGGAGGCAACATACACATGCCAAAATCAGATAGCTCTTCATTTACTCCAGATACTGTCTGCAAGGGTTCTGGGTCAAACTCGGCGCACTCTAAAATGGATAGGAAAAACTCCTGTGGATACTTGTGTTTTAAGTAAACGGTCTTAGCGGCAAGATCAGCATAAGCAAAGCTATGAGACTTATTAAATGAGTAGTGAGACGCAGCAACTAGTGAGTTCCAATAGAAGTCACTGATTTCCTCATCAAGATTATTTTCTCTCCCCGCCTCATAAATCCTATCTTTCCACTTGGGCATTTCATCAACCTTCTTTTTGCCTACGATCCTTCTCAATATCTCAGCTTCTTCAAGGGTAAGACCAAAAACTTTATGAGCAATCTGCATCAGCTGCTCTTGATATAGAATGACGTTTTTAGACCAAGAAAGTATGGTATCGAGTTCTTCGTTTAAATTAAGTTGAGACGGAAACTCTTTTTGTGTTTTATAAACACTAACAAATTCTAAAGCTGCTGGTCTAGCTAGAGCAACAACATCTGAAAGTTCATTTATATCAGCTGGCTTTATATCTTTACAAACTTTAAAGTTTGTTTCAGCAGAAATCTGAAAAAGACCTATTGGATGTTTAAAGTCCTGTAATATCTCATAGATCATCTTGTCATTTGGATCTATGTCTTCAATATCTATGCCGACTTTCTCGCAAGTCTTGTGAGCTATCGTTAAAGTTCTTAGACCTAGTATATCAAACTTAACCATTAGGTCTGCTACATCAGACATATCATATCCTGTAACTAAGTCTCCATCTTTTGTTTTTTGTAGTGGAACTACATTCCCTATATCCTCTGAGCAGATAGCAATTCCAGAGGGATGGACTCCTGTATTTTTAGGAAGGTTTTCTATCTTCAGTGCATTTTTATAAGTCTTTTCATGTTTTTTTACCCATGATCTAAATTTATCTGACTCTTCTTTTGCTTGTGACAAAGGGAATACTTTACCATGCAGTTTTGGTATCATATCTGACACCTGATTAGCTTCGTCTTCTTTAGCCTCATCAAAATATTTAGTAGCCTCTCGTATGCAGAGTTTAGAGCTAAAAGTATTGAATGTAAGAATCTTAGCTGTTCTACCTTCATGTTTTCTTTCAATATATTCTATGACCTTATGTCTTTGATCATAAGATATATCTGAGTCAACATCAGGAAGTAAGCTACCGACCAAGAATTCCTTGCCTCGTTTATCGGTCACAGTCTTCGCCCTAGATTTAGATACAAATCTCTCAAAGAACAAGTCGTGAGGTATAGGGTCAATATTTGTTACTCCAAGGAGATATAATACAAGAGAACCAGCAGCAGAACCCCTGCCAGCACCAGTTGGAATGTTATTGTCATGACAAAAATTTAGAACGTCCCAGTTAAGTAAAATATAATCTGTAAATCCAAGCTCCTCAAAGGTCTCAAGCTCTTGTTTTGCTCTTTGGTAATAGTCGTTTTTATTTTCATACTTAGTTATGCCTTTATCTCTCAAGCCTTTTCTGGCTAGTTCGTATAATATATCTTTAGTTGAGCTATCTGGACCGAGACCTATCTCTTTTAGCTTTTTAAGGTCAACAATTGTTTTGGGTAGTTCTACACCCGCAGGTTCACAATCATCGTATGGTGTAAAATCTTCAAACATTACAGATCCATGTGCTTCTTTAGTTTTAAGAAGATTTGATAACACATTTTTATATCATAAAGGGCATCATGAAGTTTATCTTCATCGAAATCTATATCAAAAAACTTCAATAGTTGATTTTGAGAAACCTTAGCCTTTAGTGTCCTATCATTTATGATTTTGTATTGCCAACTAAGAAGATTGCCTTTTGGTCTATCAAGTTCTTCTCTGTATGCCTTAGCTAAAGCCCTTGTATCGTATATTCTAGGTAAATAAGAATAGTCTGGAGTTTGACCAAGCATACGTTGTAGAGCTGCAATCATATATACATCAAACCCCAACAAGTTTTGACCAACTACAATGTATTGAGGATCGAATATATACTTCTCAAACTTAGACCAAACTTGCGATAAGGTTTTACTCTTTTTGTTATATGTCTCCCAATTAAATCCTGTTACTCTTTTTGCACCCTCTGAAACATTTAGATGTTTATGAGCTATAAACTCATCATGAGTTTCTAGGATTTTTGATCCCTGACAAATTATCCAAGACAACTGCCAAGTCTTTGACGAGTGTAGATTTAAGCCCTCTGTCTCTGTATCAAAGACAAGATATTTTTGATTACTTGGCAACATTTTCTAAAAAAGATTCGTAGCTAAATTCATTAGAGCAAAAGTCATTAAGTCTTGGATTGCTGTAACTTGGGACTCTTCCTTGTTTTCTAGAGCACACAGCCTTATACATTTGAAATGCCTCAAAGTCATCTTTATCTCTGTAATATATGCTTTTTGCCTTCTCTGTTTTTACTTTCATTTTTTTAAGAACCGCACTGATCTGAAAGTCAAAAGGATGATTGTTAGATTCCTCTATGTAAAAGTGATCATACTTTTTCAAAGACAAGTTACACATACCAAAATGAAAAATATTATTGTAAACATATGAATCATAGAACGGGACTCCAATACTAATTTCTTCTAACTCGTTATCTTCTAGCTTAGAAAGATTTAAACAGTCGCCTTCGCTGGTATAACATTTTGTATATAGTTTTCTGGCATTGTTTACCCCTTTGTTGTTTTTGGGAAAAAATATCAGTTTACTAGATTGTTCAGATAAATCTGATTGGACAACAGGAAGCTTAACACCGTAAACCAAAGGCACCCCAATATTAAGAAAGGCTTTATTGATAACTCTAAATCCGTAGAAGTTATCCTCTACTAAGATCATTCTTTTTACATCTCCAGACTGAGCTATATCAACTAGATCCTCAACCCTCAATAGAGACCTACCTATGCTAAAAGTGCTCTTAAATAATGGTATCACCCCCTGAAATTACAGAAGTTCTATACGCTTGTCAAATGAAAATGCAGGACATCCCTCATATTTTGCCTTCTCTATTGTTAAGCCATTTTTTACCCTATCAGCAAGAGTTTCTCGTTCATCGGCAGAGGCTACCCAGTCTCCTTTTTCATTGACTAAAACATAGTAGTCTCTGGGGAACTTAAATGGACAATGCCACATCGGAGTGCCATCTTTTTTTAACTGTCCAGCATAGTCTGCTCTCCCACATACAACCCTACCCGCAAACCCAGCATCTCTGTCCATGTAACCCTTATCATACGCTAGATTTTTAGAAGCTATTTTTACATTATAATTATTAATAATTTGCTGAACCTCTGTAAGAAAATATTCAAACCCTTCTAGCTCATCATTATCTAACGGCTCCATACTGCAACATCCGTCATTGTTGCAATCAAACTTAAGAAACAAAAACTCCATCTTTCGTTTCATAAATTCTGGGTAAAGATGCTTGACTGCAAGGCAATACATCAGATTTTGCATGTTGTCTGTGTATTCTTTACCTGAAAAAATCTGCTTGGATGTCTTGAAATCTCTAATTATTGCGAGCTTTTTTCTCTTAAATAGGAATAATTTATCAATAAAGCCTAAGATTCTGTAGTTTTTACCATCTTCTGTCACAGATATGTCGAAATCTTTCTCACTTATCGACTCAGTGGGTTTACCATCTTTGTCGCCAAAAAAGTCATAATTTAAACCTTCTACTGTCATCTGATTTATGAGATCCATGTTCTCAAAATCGTCTATTTGATACTTTTTGGCATAAGCCTCGACCATTCTTTTAATAGGTGGAGAGGCGTAAGTATTTTGGGTTTTTACAATCCTAGTATAATGCTTCTTATGTCTAGGATTACCAAGATTTTCAAATATAGCATGACATATAGTGCCTCTTAAGCTGCCCTCATTTGATTTATCAGGTAGCTTAAGATGATATTTGCACCAATATTGCCAAGAGCAGGTCTGTAGGGTTTTTATCCGTGATGCAGAAAGAGGTTTGTTTTCAGAATTCTGCATAATGGAATTTGTTTTTCTTCACAAGTTTTGCAAAAGATGATGAAAAACTCTTATTGACACCCCTATCATTCATTTTTTTAGCGATGCTAATAATATTCTTCATAGAATCACTATGTTCCATATTATAGCACTCAGAGCTGTATTTTTCTATTTGCTCTGCGCTCATCTCTCCAAAATCATTTTTTTCTGGTGGGCTAAAATAAATTTTATCAAAGTCAATTGAATCAACTAACTTAAAAATAGATTTAATAGCTCCTTCAAAGCCCCTATTTACAGAGGATAAATTATCATTGTTGAATGATATGAATATCTTGCTCACTGGGAGCATAGATAGCCTTGATATGAATTTAGGAGATATGTTCAAGCCGAATGAGACTAAAACATTTTTTACCCCACTATTGTATAGAGATAGGCAGTCACCAACAGACTCAACTATGTGAACGGACTGCTTCTCCAATATAGATTCTTGGACATGCTGTATATTGTAGTATGGGTAAAACCAGTTAGATGATTTGCCCATGTGCAACCATTTTGGTCTATCGTCATCTGTAACCTTTCTTCCTGAAAAACCGTGAATTCTACCGTCTTTCCTGAATATAGGAAAGATGACACGCTGATACATCTTACCTGACATGGCTAAACCACATTTAAAGTCCTGTAATGTCTCTTTAGACATGCCTTTATCAATGTAAAAATCATGATGAGGCAGCAGCTTTTGTAAGACATTAGGAGAGTATGTTTTTTCCTCTTTCAATAAGTGCTTTTGCTTTATTCTTGCACCTATATTTACACCATTATCCTTTAAATAGTGCTTTACCGCATTAGGATCTTTTGTATTTAGAGTCTTTTGAAGAAGCGCTTCAAAAGGCATGAAAGAGGAGTCTTCTACATAGTCTTTCCAGACTCCCGTATCTTTATATATCTGCAATGCTGTAGAGTTATCACCAGATCTATATACTGCATTTGTTCTCCAGTATGCTCCATGATCTTTAAGGCGATAGCCAAGATTTTCTAAAACCTCTTTATAGTTCATTAAGCTCTGAGGTTTATGGGTATTTCATCTGAGTCGTTTGTATTAACTTCAATACCACCTCCATTGAATGCATTGACTATATCTTGAAGATCTCCACACTCAGTGATTCTAAAGTTTTCAACATTTAAATTAATAAAATTCTGTCTCTTAGAACCATCTGGCATTTCTACTGGGTGAATAGCTCGTAATGCATCTCGACCTAGATGTCTAGCCTTTAGGTTTATCAGCTTATGTGTTCCAAAGTTAGCGCCCTCTTCATGTATCTCATCAGCAACCTTTCTTCTAAGCAGGAAAAGGTGAGAGCAAAACTGTGTGATCCCGTCAGAAAGTGACACAACACTTTCATCGTCCACAATTGAACCAGCAGCTCTGTTGTTTGTAATTCCAAGTCTGTTAGATTGCACAGAGGTCAACATTGATACACAAGGCTTGCCGTCAAACGACAAGTCTCTTTGTATGGTTTGCTTGAATTTATGAACCAAATAAGAAACTTGCTGCCACCCATCCACTTTCCCGATACTACCAAAGTCACTCTTAATATAATCAAAACTAAAAATAAGTTCGTTGCCCCTACCTATTTTTGAAAAGTAAAATCTTTTAAGCAGGGAACACATTTCATCAGGAGAAAGACCAGCCACATTCTCATAATAAAATTTCATGTTTTTGATTTTATTCCATGCAGACCTAACCTTGGCTACAACCTGCTCTGAGGTCCAGTCTTTGTAAGAAGTTGTTCTCCACTTGCCAGTTTGCAAAAGCCAAACAGGTATTCCAGTCATAGCAGAGCACTGCCTAAAGATAAGTTCCTCTTCACTCATCTCTCCATTGTCAAAATGAAGAACTGGGACTCCATGTTCAGCAGAAACTTTAGTTGTAAAATCCATGCAGAAGTTCGTCTTGCCGACTCCTGATCTAGCAACGATAACAGAAATATTCCCAGCAAGCAATAAAGACCCATACATCTCGTTGATGCGCTTGTGAGGACCAAGCATACCAAAGTCCTCAACTGGATTGTTACCACGCTCTTCAACAACCTGTTCCATCATATCAAAAAGATTGACTGGTCCAGCCTCAGTCATTTCAAAATCTTTTATATTCTTATTATATATCTGATCAGACTGCTCAATAATATCGCCATATTTAAGGTTTGGGTCGGCACTCTTTACAAAAGAGGCAACCTTTTTACAGCTTGTGTATATTTCTCTACGAGCACTATACTTTTTAAGCTCTTTGACTGAGCTGATGAATATGTCCTCAGTTATCTTGTAAAATGCTAACGAAAACACATACTCAGCGATATCGACACTATCGGGGAAACTAGCTTTTAGCTGCTGTATCCTTTGAACTAAAATAGTTTCGTCAATTGTCTCTGCATTATCTAGTGCGTTTTTGAGAAGCTTAAATATAGAGACGTTTACCTTTGAGTCCTCAGAGTAGAAATCACTGTCATTTAAATAGATAGAGATTTCCTCCCACTTGTGCTGATGTTGTAGTATACCACTAAGAACCTTTTTTTCTAAATCAAACGAGTAAATCATAAATTTATGTCATCTTCTTTTTTATTCATTGCTAGTTCTATTAGCTTACCTAATGCCATATCAACACAAGGGTTTTCAGTCTTGCTTGTCATACTTGGGCATCCATCTTTATTTACATAGAATAACATAAATCCTTTGTTGCCACCGTTTGATGATCCAGATGAGTCGTATATTTTATCAAGCAAGGATTGTGGCAATCCTCCTGATGAATCTTCTTGCTCTAATCGCATGTTAAATTTTCAATAAGGTCTTTGGGGTATTTATCAGAATCAATTACATCTGATTCTAAAACTCTGATAAGCTTAATATTATTGATCTCACAAAAATACTCTTTTTTCTCATCTCTCTTAAGTTGCTCAAGAAAGTTTTGCCTAGAGTTGCTGTGAAAGAATTTGTTAAACCTATAATGTTGATTTCCATCAACTTCTATAGCGACCTTAGTGGTAGCATTGTAGAAGTCAAGAGTCATTCTTGTCCCAGCAACAGGAAACTCTTCAAAGACAACATCAGCAAACCAGTAAGGTTTTATTTGTTGTTTTACATCTTTTTGTATCCCGCTTTTGCAACCGCCTTCCCAGTCAATCAAATATTTGCTGACGCTCTTTATTTTTCTCTCTCGGCCATTAGCACACAGAAATGTCATTACTTAAAATATTTTCTTTTACAAAATCAACGAGCAGAGAGGTGATTTTTTCATCTGATTCCAGAAGATCATAAACTGCATTAATTCCTTGATAAGAGTCTTTTATTTCTATGTTGTTATCTTGCAGGTAGCTTTTTACCTTGTCATCAACTTTAATCCAAGCTCCAGATTTATCTAAATAGCCCCACATCAAGAGCATGTCAACAACTTCTCTTTCTACCCAGATAGATCTGCCGTTTTTTCTACCATGTTTTATTGGATAGAAAACAAGTCTGCCTGTAGACTCGTTTGTTGATTTTAGGATGGCGACTTTCGCATTATGACCATAGATCTTATTATCAGCATGGATTTGCTCTTTAGGCTTCTCTAGGATTTTGTCACTTTTATTTTGTTTCTTAAACTCAAGAATCCAGTCTGGATAATGTAAGATAGCATTGCCACCACTACTGTTTGTTTGGTTGTTTGGGTCTTGCTTGGCATACATGCTTGTGGAGATAGTTGATCTTACTTGAGAGATCATGATGCACATGTGACCAAATTTGCTCATACCCAAACTAATCCTTTTCAGAAAGTCTGAGGTCATCAAAGCTCCTCCTGCCACTTTCCTAGCATCAGAAGATCCTTTTTCTAAATCTTCTTTTGTAATGAGTCCATCCATGCTGTCGATTACAATGCAATATTTTTCTTTATCGGTATTGTTTTTCACCAACCCTCTCAAGAAATCTATCATAGTATCCATAATGTGACACTCAAGAACCAAACATGTGCCTATAACCCAATCTGCTGCTGAATGGACAAATTTAATTCCCGCCCTATCTTTGATTTCTTTGCTTAGTCTGCCTTCAGCCATTACAAAAAGACCTTTGGAGTTTTCTACTGTCTTAAGCATGTTATGCATAACATGCAGAGCCTCATTTGTTTTACCTCCTTCATTAGCTCCAAGGAATCTGTGTAACCCAGATCCAAAACCACCACCCAAAACGTGATCCAGAATCATGGACCCACTGGAGACTAGATATGGTTCTGCTGTCTCTTGTAAATTGTAGTGATAATCTTTGTTTGATTTAAGGAATGCTTCTGTATATTCTATCGAACCGCTTTTTTTCTTCATGTTAGTCATCTAAAAATTCTTTTAATGTTTTTATATTTTTACTCAATATATCTTCTCCAGATTTAACTCGATTGTCAACAAATTTATCCTTTTCTGGAGGTTTGTAATAAAACTCCCTATACTTCCTTAATAGGTATTCTTTACCTTCTTTTGTTAAAAAATATTTAATACTATTTTTAAATTCAAAGGGAGGCTTGACCTTTGATAAAAAATCAAGGTCGTTGTTAAAGCCCTCGAATATCTTCTTGACAACAGACATTTCCAAGGCGTAGCTACTAGGCTTTTGATTGCCTAGCATTCTTTTTAAAAATGATCTCTTACATTCCGCAAAAGTCGGGGCTTTTTTAACTGCAAAAAGCTCGACTATTCGATCATTTTTTTTGGCGGCACTAAAAGTAAAGCCACATGAGCAAGTTTTTTTAGCAGCTCCAACTATGGCTTGGCACTCAGGACACTTCTTTTTACCCTTGGGCATATACGAAATATACACCAATGAGATAGAGTGTCAACCTAACATCTCAATGTCATGGCGAACCATTTTTTCTACAAGCTGTATAAAACTTGTTTGAGGAGACCACCCAAGTTCTTCTCTAGCTTTCGTTGAATCACCTAAAAGCAAATCAACTTCTGCTGGTCGGTAAAACTGTGGATCAACTTCCACAAGCAGGTCAGAGCCATGATAATATTTTGTTTGATCACCTTCTCCCTCCCATCTGCATATAGATCTATGAAAACCAGCAAAGTTAAATGCCTCTTCTACAAACTCTCTGATTGTATGGGTTTCATTAGAAGATAAAACATAATCACGAACATTATCCCTGTCTTGATTTAGCATACGCCATATACCCATTACAAAATCCTCTGCATCACTCCAATCTCTTCTAGAGTCTACATTACCAAGCCTTAAAGGTTCAAAGGATTTATTAGTCGCATACTCTTTTGAGATGCGAGCGACATTTTTTGTGATCTTCCTAGTCACAAATTCTTCTCCTCTTCTAACTCCTTCATGATTAAAAAGAAAACCTTGAACGGCATAGAGAGAATAAGAGTCTCTATAGACTTTAACCAAGTGTCTAGCCGAGCATTTAGCTGCTCCATATGGGCTTCTAGGGCGTAGCGGGTGTTCTTCTGTTTGAGGAGACTCGACAATATCTCCAAACTCTTCAGAGCTACCAGCATTGTAGTATCGACAATTCGGGCAGTGTCTGCGAATAGCCTCTAATTGATGGAGAACAGCCATAGCATTTGTTTCCATGTGTTGCGTAGGCATTTTCCAACTACTACCGACAAAAGAATTGGCAGCAAAGTTAATAAAGTAATCTGGCTTGTGTTCAGAAATGACTCTCTCTGTGTTTTGAGGATCTGAAACATCTAGGTCAATAAGAAAAAATCTTTCGTTATCTTGTAGATGCTTAATGTTTTTATGGTTTTTAACACTAAGTCTTCTAGCGCCCCCAATAATCGTGTGCTGTGTATGCTTTAGAAGATAATCAACCATATGGCTACCATCTTGCCCTGTAACGCCTGTAATAATTATTTTCTTCATTTTGACTTGCTATTATATAGATCAACAATATTTTTAGCAATACTAAATTTAGAAAACTTGTTTTGAATCCAAGAAGTCCACTCGTCAACAATGACACTTTGAAAATGTTTAAAGTGATTGATAAGAGAATTATAAGTAGTGGTAACTGATTCAATCGTTGGTTCTGCGACACAAAAATCAGGACAAAGCTTTGAATTAGGATTATCGCTGCAAACAAGTGGGATTGCCCCTGCCGCCATAGCCTCTAAAGCTGGTAAACCAAGTCCCTCAAATTTAGATGGGAGCGCAACTATTTTTGCAGAATTATATAATTGATTAAGTGAAGTATCATTCACTAATCCTAAATAATTTCCATTAGCACCATGACCAGTGGGACCAACTATAAATTTTTCTATGTTATCTAACAATTCAAATCTTTTATTAGGATCTGTCCATCTACCAACATACAAGCAATTTATTTCTCGCTTCATGTTAGAATCATAAAAAATATCTTTTATTGGATTCCATATTACTTCGGATTTTATCCCTATGTCACTAAGTTGTTTTTTAACAGGATTGCTAATACAGGTCACAATATCTGCCTGAGATAATTGATCCTTTAGTTTATCTATGGGAAAATCTGGTATATGAGGGGGAATATCTAGAACATTGAATATTTTAAATCCTTTGTTTGATATTGCGGAGTCTCGATGTTCTGAATCTATATCGCTATAATCAAAATTGTTTGCGTAAACAAAATCATAATTGTCACCTTGTGTCACCTCATGTCCCAAGCCTTTAAATCCATCTTTTATCCGAGGAACCTGACACCAATACTCTTTGGCTCCATATATTTTTACCTTAATCATCGTAAACACATCTAACTGTGGGTATTTCCAAATTATTAGTCTTATGAAAATCTAAATCAAATTCTAAAGATTTTTTTTCGCTATTCCACCTGTATCCGCAATGACCGAAATGCTTATGTTGATATTCGACTTTCCTTTTGCCTATTTTGTCATTCAGCCAAGTGAAATGTTTTATTATCGCTACAGACTCTGGTATGACTGTTAGACTTTCAACATCGTCATATTTTATATACTTATTATCAAATATATAACAAATGTCATTATCCCAATAAAATTTATCTAACTCAATAAAGTTTTCTAGTTCTGGGATAACTATTTTTGTTTTAAATATTCTTGGAGGACAAAAGGGTTCCTCTAAGTAGTGGTCAGTGTCAAACACATAGTTTCTTAAGCTTATTTTAAATAAGTTTTTGCTAGAACTTTCCACATACTTTTGTATTTCTTCAATATCTCGTTTAGTATAAAACTCATCAGAGTCAACTAGCCATATGTAATCTAAATTATATTTTTTTAAATTATCTAGAGCTAAATTTCTAGCGTCCGCTTCTGATATAAACTTGGGAGAGTCTACTAAATATTTAAGTTCACCAGAACTAACTAATTCTCTTAGTATATCAGTAGTGCTATCCTCAAATGAATCTATATTCTCATACTCTGCAAAAGGGACTGATACAGCAGAAACAACGCAGTTTTGATCCTGTAAGAATGGTCTTATTGAATCAAGGGTATAATCTTCTGTATTATACCCACAATATATTATTCCATATTTTTTCATAGCGTGGGCCACAAAGGTTTGCTTAAATTATGTTTCTTTTTTCTTGGGTCGCCAGATGTAACTTTTTCCATCTTGTATTCTGGGTCAAATGAGCCAGATGATCTATGATTCCATATCTTACCCCAAAACTCGTTTACGCAATTTTTCTTATCTAAATCTAAATATCCTAAATGAATAATTTTAGGATAATCATTTGAGCTATATTCAACATTTGCTATGCATGGAATTAAATTTCCTTTCGCATCAATTAACTCGCAAGTATCGCTCTTCTCTGGATCAAGGCTCCCATCTTCTTTTCTAGCCCAATTTACAGAGCCTCTGAATGTTCCCTCTTTGGTATGTAAATACCATTTTTTTCCTAAATTTATGTAATGATCTAGATCTTCGTATAGATCCATAGTTGGTAGCATCACACTACATGAAAAATCATGATCTAATATAGATCTACGACAAACTTCAAAATGTTTTGGATCTCCCGAAACCCTTTCGTCTAAATCGCACTGTAAAACTACGGAATTCGTGCAGTTTTCTAACGCAAAGTTTTTTAGTTTACCTTCCCAATACACATCATTCTCTATATCAACTTTAAGTCCTACTACTTTTATTTTTCCCGAGTCGTAAAATTTACTTTTAGATATTATGTCTACAGTTGTTTTTATTTCATCTTGAAAGGTAGACAAAACTATTTCATTCGCATAGACCAGCCAGTTAGAAAAAACTTCATCAAAGTTTATGTTTATTTTTTCTAGGTTAAAACCTGTTGTATATATTGATATCATTAGAATTTTATTTTATTAAAGCAACTAAAATCATGCCTGTTTATAAGCCCAACTTTTTGACCTAAGACTTTATATCTATACCAATCGTTTACAAACTTATCAAAGTTTATGCAGTCTCTTATAGTTCGAGTTAGCCTTGTTCTAAAACACTCCTCCAAAGATTTTAGATCATAAGGGTAAAAACCTAAGCTAAAGACTTCATCAAAAAGAATAGACCTATTTTCATATCTTTTTTTTATTAAATTTTGATCATTTTCAAATCCAAGAACTAAATGATTTGTGTTGGGATATACATAATATTTCATGTTATGCTCAACAAAATGATACGGGTTTAGTCTTTTTTCATCTCTAACATTTTTTTGATATTCTTTTTTCCAAAAATGTTGATTAGATAGTTCCAAAGTTTTAGAACAACCAATTATACCCTCATGTGGATTATTTACAAAAGCTGTTTGCTCTTTTAGTTTAAACAAAAACCTTTTATTGTAAAGATATGCTCCGTCTACATCTAAATCATCTAAGTCTGCGCATAGTTTTTTTAAATTTTTAGTAAACGTAGGAGAAAGCCTCTCAAGAGTATCTATAGTTAGAAACCAATCCCCAAACTTCATGGGTCCTTGATATAGGCTATGATTTCTACTAAAATCTAGTCTATTGCACCATTTAGTATAAATTATTTCACCCTCACCCTTGACTGACTCTAAATAGCATGACCCTTCATCCTTTGGATAATGAAAGGTCCAAACCAAACCATCAAAATCATCTTTGATTGGTTCTATCAATTCTTTAAGGTCTTGTTCATGACCCTGTGTGGTTACCCCTATTAGCCAAAGCTTCATCCTATATGATACGAATAAATTTTATTTGGATCAAAAAAAGAAAATGGAGTATCTGAATTTGTCAATGTTTTTAAAAGATCTCCTGACATCAATTCGCAATGATAAGATCCAAGTCTATCTAAATAATTTTGACCAGCTTTCCAAGCAGCAAAAATTTCACTAGTTCTACTTATATTAGGTTGAAATGTAAATGTAGGGCCATACTCAGTATAGTTGATGGCTTGAGTAAATATATTTTCACTCTCTTTGTTAAATTCTCCCTCTGGATCGCAAAATTTTTCCCCACCATTAAATCTAACGCAGATTTGATCTGGATTATTATCCAAAAACTTTATAGACTCCCTAATAGCAGACTCCAAGGATGTCTCAAAACCCCAATCCCATCGCTCATCATTAGTTTTAAAAAGCCAATCATCTTCCAGCCACAGAGAATATTTTTGTTTTCTAGCTTCTAAGTCCGAATATGCTGTATAAATATCTTTAAAATATCCTGCGGAGTGAGACAAGTGGTTTTCAGAGTGATGGACTATATCTTCTTTTGATTCTATAACCCTAATATCGTGGTGTGAGCAAAAGGATTTTATTTCATCTGCTATGTGCTCCTCCCCATCTCTTGATTTAAGGTGCAGAAGTTTGTTAGAGAAAACTGACAGTTCTATCTTGCTATCAAGGTTATTAATACAATCCTGATAAGTGTGTCTACCACCATGACCCATAGTGGTGCTAAAGATAATAAGATTTAAAGGAAGTGTAGACATAGAAACCTCTGGGTCTAGGGGCGACCCAGAGGCTCACTATGACCTCAAGGAAATAAATCCTCGACCAACCATATTGTAAGATAGAGACCTTATTATGTCAACTATTCTTCAATAATCTCTTCGCTGATTTTGCCTAATATATAGGCTAGGGTTTCATCAGTATTTGTGTCAGGACTTATATCCTCCTCTATTATCGTGTTTAGGTCAGTCATAGTATGACTTTCTACACACGAATTTCAGAAAGGGGAATTATCCTTCACAAGAAGAGCAGTTTAAAATAGATCTAGCCAACTCTTGACTGGGGTTAGCGCTTCTTTGATAGTAGAAACTTTTTACTCCCTGCTCCCAGCCAAATATTAGTAATTCACTAACTTGTTTTGCTGGGCACTTAGGCGAAATCATTACGTTTAGACTCTGACCCTGATCAATATATTTCTGTCTTTGAGCAGCCTGTATAACGATTTCTTTTTGAGATATTTCACCAAAAGTCTTAAATACGTCTTTCTCTTGATCAGAAAGAAAATCTAAGTGTTGAACAGATCCTCCTTTAACTAGTATCGACTTCCAAGTAGTAGCATTATTTTTGCCCTTCTGTTCTAAAAGATGCTCTAGATAAGGGTTTTTATATGTAAATTTGCCCTTAGCTAAATCTTTAGTAAAATAATTACTATTTAACGGTTCAATAGAAGGAGAAACTTGACCCAGAATAAAAGAGCTAGAGGTGGTGGGTGCTATAGCCATTGTAGTCATATTCCTCCTGCCGTATCCTCTAAGATACTCTGGCTCTCCAAACTCTTCTGCTAGTTTATGTGTGGCTCTATCGCACCTCTCTCTAATAATATTATGAACTTCTGCATTTAGAAACTGAGCTTCTAATCCTTCAAATGGAATCATTTTGGATTGTAAGAGTGAGTGCCAGCCAAGAACACCAACTCCGATAGCTCTTTGTCTTTTAGCAAAATTATGGCAAGACTTCATGAACGGTATGTTCTCCGTCTTGTAGATATACTCTTCCATAACAGCATCCAAAAACTGGACTAAAGTTTCAACAGCATCAGTTTCTTTTATCTCATCCCATCTCAATAAATTCAGGGAAGAAAGACAGCAGACAAAGGACTCATCCTCTGAAGAATGCAATGATATTTCACTGCAAAGATTAGAGGCATGGATTTTGAGTCCCTTGTCTTTATACGCCTGTGGAGCATTGTTATTGGCGTTATCTGTGAAGAATATATACGGATATCCTGTTTCAAATCTCTTTTTTATGATGTTTGCCCAAACTTTACGCTTGTCTTTATCTCCATCGACCATTGACTGCATCCATTTGTCATCAATGCAAACAGCAAATGACATTTGTTGAATTGGATTGCCTTCACTCCTAATCATTAGGAACTCATCAATATCGGGATGATCGACAGGAAGATATGCAGCAAAAGATCCTCTTCTTACATGACCTTGAGATACTATTGAGGCAACTTTATCGAAAAGCTCCATGAAATAAACTGCTCCAGCAGAAGTGCCTCCAACGCTGATAGATTTTCCTCTGGCCCTAAGATCACCAAAATAACCAGAGGTTCCAGAACCGTGCTTGGTTTGCATACCAACTTCAGCCTGTTTTCTTAAAATAGAGTCCATCTTGTCATTGATGTAAACCCCATTGCAGGATATTGGAAGACCTCTATCTCTTCCAAAATTAGACCACACAGGACTAGCTAGGGAATAGAACCCACGCTTCATGTAGTCCTCAAATTTATCTGCAAAGCCCCCCTGTCTGAGATATTTCTCAGCAGCCTCTGCTATGCTCCTAATCCTCTTTTTAGCTGTTTCTCCTTTTCTAAGGTATCCTCTTTCAAGAAATTGTTTTGAATCGTCGTTTAGCCAATAATAGTCTTTCATTAGAATAGATCGTCTGCGTCAAATGTTTGCGAGTTTTTCGCGTATTCTACGGGTCGAGTATGGAAAAAGTCTGTAGCGTTATTGCCAAGCAATTCTTCCTCAAACCAGATTGTATTAACTAGGATTTGTTTGTCAACATCGAATGCTGCTTTAAACCCAATTTGTTCTAGCGACTCATTAATTCTATTCTTAATAAATTCTTTTAAAATAGGCGCACTTATGCCTTTTTCATTATATCCGTTAACCATCCAGTCAACAATTTTAGACTCTGCCTTAAATGCAGCATGAGATTCCTTGATGATTCTCTCCTCTAGCTCCTCGTTGAAAAGCTCTGGATGCTCATTTCTGATAGTGTTGATAATCTTAATACCAGCTAAAGCATGGATATTTTCCTCGTTCCTAGTATATTTAACTTGCTGACCAGTATCTTTTAGCACGTTTCTATAGCGATTGAACCAGTTGATTACATAAAACTGACTAAATAATGACACATTCTCTACAAAAAGAGTAAATAAAATCAGAGAGTAGACATACTGCTGCTTTGAGTCCTTGTAGAACTTATGGTTATATTTTCTTAAATAATTAACCCTTCCTTCAATAAAGTCTAGCTTAAGATTCTGCTCAAACACATCTTCCAATCCTAAAACTTTCAGAAGTCTCTCATACGCATTATTGTGAATAACCTCCACATTAGCCATTACAAACCCAAGGTCTGTAAGACTGGGATGAGGTAGATTGTCACCCAATTTGCTCCAGAATTTCTTAACAGCGACCTCAATCTGCCCTATTGCAGATAGCGTCCTGATAATCATTTCCCTCTCCGTGTCATTCAGCTCAACAGCGAAATCTTGCACATCGCTAGTAAAGCTAAACTCCTTATCTGTCCAAAACCCATTATGCATCGCCTCAATAAACTCCTGTGCCCAAGGGTAGCGGTCAGGCTTCCTAGATACTTGTTCTTCAAAAATCATTTCGTAAAGTTACACATGTTAGATTGAGCGAAGAACTGAGTCAATGCCTTTTTCTGAAAAAAATGTCGAAGACATTAAATTAATATGAACGTATCCTTAACGTATGGAATATTTATTTAATAACGTATCCAATACGCTCGTATCCCATACGTTCTAAAGAGAAGGGTAAATTCATTTTTTCAGGTGTCAAGAAGAAAATTTCACTTGATATTTTCATATTTAATTGTATATTAATAAAAGCTAGTTGATCGAAGACCTTACAGATTCAGCCCTAACAGAGATGATTAGGTCAGAAAATAACGAAAAAGCTCTAAATGAGCTTATTTCTAGGCACTCTGGCATATATGTGGACATGATAAAGAGATTTGGCTCAAACTGCCTAACTCAGAATCAAATCCAAGACATAATGAAGGATAAAGATTACACTATTTACAGAGCCGCTTTAGAATATGATGAAAACAAAGCTAAGTTTTCTACTCATTTGGCTAATAAGACAAAATATATGTGTTTAACACAGAAGACTAAAAATAAGAACAATAAGGTCTTTAATAACTTTGAAGAAGTTAAATTTTGTCAAAAAGACAAATCAGCAACTCCAGATGAGTCTTGCAGAATAAACGATTCTTTTGCTAGGATTCTTAATCTGATTGATAAGCACAAAGATCAGAGATTAAAAGTAATATTTCATGAACGATATTTTTGTGGAGAACGAGGTAAGTTAAAGCCTTGGAAAGATGTAGCTAAAAAAATAAATCTTTCTGCTCAAGGATGCATTAATATACATGATAAAGCTATAAAAGAATTCAATTACAAGATTGAAAATGAAAAAATTAAATTTTGACGGACCAATAAACTCTCTTAGCTTGGGAAATGTAAGTATAAATTTTCTAAGAGAAATTCAAAAAAGAGATTTAGAAGTGTCTTTGTATCCTGTGGGAGACCAAGGCAACTTTGATGCGTATGATAAGATTGGCGAAGAATTCAAGCAATGGGTTTCTAATATCGCTACAAACAGATTAAAAAAACTTCACACATCTTCAAAATCACTAAAGGTTTGGCACATCAATGGATCAGAAAGAGTTTTGCCAAATCAATATTTATACACTTTTTATGAAACAGATTCTCCTACAGAAGAGGAGGTAAATATTGTTAATCTTCAGAAGCATACATTCTTTTCTTGTTCTGAAGCGGCTGATATTTTTAAGAATAAAGGATGTGATAATGTATCATATGTTCCTTTAGGGTTTGATGAGGATTTTTATGTTACAGACAAAAAGTATCTAGAAGATACTATACATTTTGGTCTAGTTGGTAAATTTGAAAGAAGGAAAAATACACAAGCTATTATTCAACTTTGGACAGATAAGTTCGGAAACAATCCTAAGTATCAGCTTTCTTGTTTAGTTCATAATCCGTTTCTTAATGAAGATCAGATGAATCAAGCAATACAATCTTCTCTTAGGGGTCAAAATTGGTCAAATGTTAATTTCTTGCCTCATTTGAAGACAAATTCTGAAATGAATGACTTCATAAACTCCATAGATATTGATCTCTCTGGTCTTTCTAATGGAGAAGGATGGAATCTACCTTCTTTTAACGCTACAGCTTTAGGAAAATGGTCAATAGTCAGTAACTGTTCCGCCCATAAAGATTGGGCCACAGAAGAAAACTCTATCCTTGTTGACCCAGTAGGTAAGCAACCATGTTATGATAATTTCTTTTTCAAAGAGGGTAATACATTTAATCAAGGTCAGTATTATAAATTGAATGGAGATTCTATACTAGAATCCTTTGATAAAGCTATTGATAAAGTGGGTCAAATCAACACAGAAGGGACAAAACTTCGTGACAGTTTTACATACTCAAAGACTATTGATGCAATTCTTTCACACATGTATAGCGATTCTTGATTGGTATAAAAATTGATAAGAGATTATTATGTATTACAAACTTAATAAAAAATTTATGGATTACTTTGACCAATTTGAAACTACTAAACACGCTAAAATCAAAGATAGCGGTGATGTCTATATTGGTGAATTTGAACTAGCTGGCTTCTCAAAAGATGACATCGAAATTGTTGCTACTGATGATGACCTTCAAATTCATGCAAAGAATGAAAAGAGAGAAAAAAAATTCAATTTAACATTGTATAGTGCAGTATCTATCTCAGATATCTCTTCCGAGACTAAAGATGGATTACTAACAGTTACCATGCCTAAAAAATGTGTTAGTGAACAAGTAAAAATTAAAGTAAAATAATGCCAATTTACGTCTACAAACACCCAACTGAGGAGAGATATGAGGAGATCATTCAGACCATGAGTGAGCCTCATGTCTTCTCCAAAGACGGTGTAGAGTGGAAAAGAGTATTTTTACCAACTCGTTGTTCAATATCAGCAAATGCTGACCCATTTAATTCAAACTCTTTTGTGGAGAAAACTGCAAACATGAAAGGCACGTTTGGAGATATGATGGATTACTCAAAAGAACTTAGCGAAAAGAGAGCTGAGAAAGCTGGTGGAGAAGACCCAATCAAAAGACAACACTTCAATAGATACGAAAAAGAAGTAGGCAAGAAACACATTGCTGATAAGAAGACTTCTTATGAAAATAAATCAGTCAAAATTGATTTTGATTAGATTGGCGCTCCTGAAATAGCTACGCCAGCCCAGCTAGCCCCGACAAAAACACAAAGGGTTGAGCCAGATATTGCTAATGCCCCAGTTGTTGGGGCGCTAGATGGCCCAGTCCCCATGCTCTGCCCCTCCCATTTTGGTAGCTGGAAACCAGTGGCGAATCTTTGAACTCCAGTTATGGTTCTATCTCCATTTAGCAAGCCTTCATTTACTATAGTGGAACCACTTAATGTGGCATCACTTAACACATCAAGTTTTCCGCTAAATATCCCAGATGCATTGAAACTCGCGGCTCCTTCAAAGTAATTATCTCCCGCCTCAAAAAAGTGCCCATTCGCAAATTGAACAGTAAGGGTATTTTGATCATTTACAGTTAAGCTGGTGGCTGCGCTGTCTTTTATTACAGCAGATCCAGTTGCCACCTTTCCAAATGTAACGCTATTACCAGCAACTATCGTATTGTTTTGACTCCCAGTTTGGAAGATTGTTGATTTTGTATTTATGGCAACATTATTTATTCCGCTGATACTTGAACCCTGCGTTATCAGTGCAATATTATCGAAATTATTAACATCTTGCCCCATTTCAGTAGAACCACCTAAAAATAAAAGGTTCCCGCTGTCTGGATCAAATACATTAGAACCAGTATGTCCTAGTCCAAAAACCCTTTTCCCATTTGTAAGAACTTGCCCAGTAAAAGCAAAGTTCCCTGTCAAATTTTTAGATAAATTCATCTGAACACCAGTGTCAGTCTGGGTTATATTCAGATCTCCAGAATCACTAAAAAAAGTAGCTAATTGGATCTGTTCAGGTTGAATTTTGTTAAATGGCATAATACAATAGATTATCTTTTATAAATTACACGAATTCAATGAAATTTACTCTTTATAAGCCAAACTCTAAAAATACAGGTGCTGCTTTCAGTTTTGATCTAGCTAAAGACAAAAAGGGGAATGCAGTTATGTATGTCTCTATGATTCAACAGCATAGCTGGAATGATAAGACAAAAAGTGGCTCTTTTAAGGAAAACGCTAAGAATCCTGAAAAATCTGGCACAATTAAACTATCAGCAAATGAGGCTGGAGAAGTCCTTTCTTCATTTAAGACCAGAATACCCTTCGTTGCTTTTCACAGAAGAAATGATGATACAACCATAATCAAATTTACTCCTTGGGATAAGAAAAGAAAGATCATGGGTAAGGATGGAGATACTTGGCATGAAACTCCTGCATTTGGAGTCAGTGTTACACGAAATTCATCTATGACATTCAAGCTTCCTTTGGAAGCTGGAGAAACAGAGGTCTTATCAGAATTACTAAAAAAATATATCTTAGAATCCTTTATTGTGGCAGACTCATATAAACCTCAAGCTCCTAAAGAAGAGATTCAAGAAGATACCTTAGATACTGAAGATTCAGATGTCCCATTCTAAAAAAATAAAGGTATTGTTCCATTCTAACCATAGTCGATTGGTTACTGGATTTGGAAAAAATACTAGAAATATTATGATGGGTCTTCACAATGACCCAGATATAGAAGTTATTGAAGCGGCTAATGGAGCTAAGTTTGGAGCAGACCTTTTGACACCTTGGAAATCTTATGGGACTCATCCTAGTGATGCAGCTACCCTTCAAGCAATACAGGGAGATGGCCCAAAAGAAAGAATGGCTCAGTATGGATTCTATACAATAGACAAAATAATAGAAGAATGTAAACCTGATATATATCTTGGAGTTGAAGATATATGGGCTTTCACAGAATATCAAAATAAACCTTGGTGGAATAAAATAAATAAAGTTTTATGGACTACTTTAGATAGTGTTCCAATACTTGATCAAGCTCTTCAAATGGAACCCCTTGCTGACAAAATGCTTGTGTGGGCCTCTTTTGCTGAAAAAGAAATGAAGAGACTAGGACACAAAAATGTAGAAACAATTCACGGTGCAATTGACTATACTAATTTTAAGCCACTTGATAATAGGTCTGAAATAAGAAAAAAATTTGGCATAGATGACTCTTATGTAATTGGATTTGTTTTTAAAAATCAATTGCGTAAATCTGTTCCTAATTTGCTACAAGGTTTTAAAATATTTAAAGAAAAAAATGCAGATATAAAATGTAAGCTTCTATTACATACAGATTGGGGGGAAATCGGACATGGCTGGGATATACCTAGATATGTTAGAGAAATGGGCATAGACGAAAAAGATGTATTATCTACTTATGTTTGTCATGCTTGTGATTTTTACTTTGTATCTCATTATCAAGGAGAAGAAAAAAATTGTCCTAGATGTAAAAAAGAAAAAACATTCAAGACAAAAAACAGTAACAAAGGTATTGGTGAGGTCGAGCTAAATGAGCTTTATAATTGCATGGACGTATACTGCCACCCTTTTACTAGTGGTGGTCAAGAGCTTCCTATCCAAGAGGCCAAATCTGCTGGGTTGATTACATTAGTAACGGAGTATTCCTGCGGAACAGATTCCTGCTATGAAAAACAAGGAGGTATTCCTTTAAAATGGAATGAGTATAGAGAACCTTCAACTCAATTCATTAAGGCATCTACATGCCCAGAAGATATAGCAGAAAAACTTGAAAAAGTTTACAGGATGGATGACATAGAAAAACTTTCTATAATTTCATCTGGAATGAAACATGTAAAACAGTCTTACTCAATCAACAGTATTTGTAAAAAACTTAAAAATGTCTTTCTCAGTTTAGATAAACCAAAATTCGAAGAAAAAGAAGAAGATAAAAATACACAGAATCTAATTAGTCTAGATGATGTTTTAGATGATGAAGGGCCTACAAATAGAATAGCAGTAGTGTTGCCAGAATCTGCTGGAGATATTCTCATATTGAATTCTTTAATGGAAAACTTGAAATCTTTATATCCAGAAAAAAATATCTATATCTTCACTAAACCAGAATACTATCAAATGATTGAGGATAATCCTGCAATACACAAACTGCTTCCATATAATCCTCAAGTAGAAAATCTTTTATTCCTAGAAGGTAGAGGTGATCACGAGGGATATTTTGAAATGGCCTTTCTACCCAACATTGGAACACAAAGACATTTGAATTATCTTCACAACGGAAAAGATAAAACACAATTTGAATTAAGATGAGTCATCTAGCAGAAGAATATGCAAAATCATGTGGTGTCAAAATAGGAAATCCTGTTTTAAAACCCCACTACTTTCCGATTATGTATGACAAATACATAACCATTCATAATGACAAAAAAGTTCAATCTAAAGAATATAACATGTGGCCCGATGTTATAGAATTACTTAAATCTAAATTAAATGACATAAAGATTATACAGATTGGATCTCACGGAGAAGAAAGAATAGAGGGCGTAGATGATCATGTTCCAACAAACTCATTAAAACAATGTGCTTACATTATAAATAATTCTTTAGGTCATGTAGGTATTGATAGTGTCCCTGTGCATATAGCATCTGCGCTAGATAAACCTGTTGTTAGTATATATGCTCATACCTATGCTGATACCTGCAATCCATTGTGGAATAAAAATTCTAAATTCATAACCATTGAATCTGATCGAGGTGGCAGGAAGCCATCTTTTTCATTGGAAGAGCATCCTAAAACAATTAATTTTATTAAACCTGAGCAAATAGCTCAAGCTGTGCTTGATGTATTAGGCATTAACAAAACAATAAATCACAAAACTGTGTATATTGGCGAAAAATATATGAGTAATTTTGTAGAAGTAATACCTACAATCCAAACAAGCGTAACAGCCCCGTTGATAGATGTTAGAATGGATTACGCTCATAATGAACAAGTGTTAGCAAACATTCTACAGAGAAATGAAGTCGAGGTTACTACCAAAAAACCCATAACTGAAAATCTTATAAGGTCTGGAAGAATTAAAAAGATTGTTTATCAAGCAGATTCTTTTGATCAAGATTTCTTAAAATTATTGAAGTCTTCTTCCATGCCTCATGTTATTACATGCACATCCTCTAAAAATCTTGCAGATGAGAGATATAAAAATTTTGATACTTTGATAAATTATCTTAATCTAAACGATCTAATAAAAACTAACAGAAGTAAAATTGATCATAAAGATCCAACTTCTCTTAAAATAAAAAGCAATAAAAAAGTTGTTTGCGGAGACAAGATTTACGACAGTTTTTTTGACCTGAATGATCGTAAAAATTTAGATCATTTTTTCATTGACCTAGATTTCTTCAGAGTTTACTCTGATTCAGATGAGTAAGAAAAAGATCTACGGGCCAGATATCTACAAGCGTAACGAGCACGGATTGCTTGAGAATGTAGACTACGAATTTAATGAAGATGGCTCTGTAAACTGGAGAGCTATGATCAAGGAGGAGTTCTTGTATCCAAACAAAGACTGGTTTGTCTCAAGAAAAAAAGATGTTCCCAATTCTGTAGAGGGTCTTTCCGATAAACAGCTTCTTATCATGCTTGGAGGTATCAAAGAGTTAGCTAAAATGAGAGGATACTCCACGGTAGCTTTTGATGTGACTCAGCCTTCAGATGGCTATGTGACTGCTAAATGCACGATAAACTGGGACAAGAATTATGAGACACAAGATGAAGTCGCATACCAAGACTATGCTAATGCTACTCTTGCAAATACAGATAACTTCTGCGCTAAGTTCTTAGAAACAATAGCTTGTAACCGAGCTTTTGTGCGTTGTGTTCGTAATTATCTAAATATCCACATTGTGGGTGCAGATGAGATTGATAAGTCAAAAGGTGCTAATAATTCAAACACTGTAGAACATGATTCCTCTAGTGATGCAGTAATGCTCCCTCTGACCCCTTCAGGGGCGCTACAGAAGGCTTTGGGAGATAAGTTAGGGGATGGCTCATTTGATAGCTTCAAGACGTTTCTGAGGCAACTGTGGAAGGATGATTCCTACAGGAATGAAGACGCAAAGGATTGGTCTTCTTATGAGGATCTACCTGCAAAAGAATGTAGGAAAATAATTTCAATAATAAAGAAATTATAATCCAAGAAGATTTCTTTGAGAAGAGGTGAAATTCCTTGGCATAGTAGATTTTGGAGTCAATGCCTCTTGACCCTCTGTCACTAAGAATTGCTGATCTGGTGGTATCAGTTTAATGGTTGATTCATTTATTGTTGTTTGAATCCCATTTGAACCTACTGATATTGATATTGAATTCATAGTAGGCTCAAAATTAGGAACATGTAATCCATAAAGCGTTCTACTAGAAGAGCTTGGTTTATCGAAAGTGTTTCTATAAACACCTCTGACTCTTCTTAACAATTTCATTTCTGGAGTTGACCCAGATAGTGAAGATAGTGTTAATTTGTTTAGATTACTATAATTAGGAGACTCGTAAGAATTAAATTTAAGATCAAACCTATCAAACAAATCTGATATTTTCTGATCATTTTCACTTGATGCTGCTATATCGTCATCTTCTTGCTCTTCTCCTTCTTCGTTGTCTTTATTAACCCTAGTCTTACTTCTTACATAAGTTGCTTTTAAAAACTTCTTCTTTCTAGTTGACTGCAAATAGTTAACACTTGACTTTTTAATTATTTTTCTAACATTTTTAATTAATGACAAACCAAGAGGATTAAAATCTCGTTGTATAAACTCACCATCACCAACATTAGTTGGACCTCCTACGTATCTTTTACCTCTTTTATTCGGAAATTCTACTATCTCAATATAATCTGTAAATAGGTCATAATCGACAGGCTCTCCTCCAACCACATTATCTGCACCATCAAGTTTTTTAGGTTCTCTTTCTAGTTTCTTTATAGCTCTAAATCCTATAAAATGAAAATCGTGAACTGTTACTACTTTTCTTTTTTTATCATCAGAAGTTTGCACCGCATCTGCAAAATCTGAAATCAAAGCATTCTCAATACCCATAAATTCTAGTAAAGCATTTATATCTGAAAGCTCTGAAATAGCGTCGATCCTAGTGTCTTTATGAAATGGTCCTAATATTGTTGTCCCACTTGAGTTGCTAAAATCCATCCTCTCTGACTTATATTGACTATATCCATTGGATATGTAAACAGCTCCACCTAATTTAAAATACAACTTTAAAAAAGTATATAATTTTGTTTTTGATGGAAACGGCAATGCAGATACGGTTTTACCATTGTTGTCTTGCGGTATTAATTCATAATAACAAAACTCATTAATAACCCTATTTAATCTCCCTCCCTTTGGCCTTAATCCTGATTTAGCTAAAGGCTCTCGCCTATCATAAAGTGAACGTGATGTTCCATTATGCCCTCTAAATAAAACTTGACCCTTAAATGGATTATCGTCGTATGTGAAAAAGTTTGCGTTTCTAGGATATGTGAATCTTTTAAATTGTATAAAATTTCTCTTAAAATCATCACCAATTTTTAATCTATTTTTCTTTGGCCTGTGTTCATATAGATTAAAAACTGTTCTATAAGCATCATCATCAACACCATCTATGATTCCATCAAGAGGATCAAATTTAGGTGATCCATGAGTTACTTGAGCTGAATCAGCTTCTTCCATCAACTCAGATATTCTACAAAAAACTATAAACAAATAAGCAAATTTATTAAAGACATCCTCTGACTCGTTTTGATCAAATAATGCAAAAAATGCTGCTATAACCGCTTCATTTAAAAGAGGCTTTTTTCCCTTGAGGTCTTCAAACCTAACTCTTTTTAAGAAAACTGGTCTTGGTCTGTCATCATCCTTTGGATCATTTTGATCTTTTTCTGTAGAGCCGTTATATACGTTAACAATTCTGTTGAATATATTACTCTGAGTAAATGAAGCTGAAATAACATTAGAATCACTAGAGTCTGTGTGATCTGTTATGGGTATAGATGCAGCTTTTTCTGTGTTTATAAATCTTATAAATCCAGTTTCTGGATCTATATACCAAAAGAATCCAAGATAACTAGCCACAGAACTTATGACACTAGATAAAGTCCCATTAGCTTCGAATAATATAGATTCCAAATTCTCTGTTGGTAGACCAATAACTCTCAAGCCAACTAGACTAAGCATTTGCTCAAATTCTTTTAAGGTATAACCAAGCTTTAAGTCGTATTGAGCTAGGTCTGGTGCAGACTTATAAGTATCACTTATGAATTCTGAATTTAAACAAAGTTCTTCTTTAAGTTGTTTATTATGATAAACTAAACTTATTTTTAAACCTTGGTAATTAGCTGCTGATTCTACATTGTAAATTTTACCTATTTCTAAAACAGAGCCATTTTTTACAGGGTCTAGTGGCCTAAACGAATTGAGAGGACTGTTTACTACTTCAGAGAAAAAAGGAAGAGGGCCTTCAAATTCATTTCCTCCCTCTGGCCCTATATTTAGGCCCCTAACTAATACAACGTGAGAATCTAATATTAAGGTTGTTTTGTCAACATACCTTCTAATTATGGTTTTCTTTGTTGGGTCTGCCGATACTGTTTTTGTCGTGCAGACAAAGTTTGTCATCATTCTGGATATATCTTCATTAGAAAAATTATTAACCTCTCCAATATCTCCAATAACTGTGCCAGCTTCTCCTGATCCATCTACATTTTTAGGATTCACCGTAGTGGAAACGGAGGCAGTGTGTCCTCCACCAGCATTGGTGAAATTTAAGTCTAATTTTGTAATTGATTCTTTCATAAGGAGAGAAACTCATTTTTAACACTCACCTTAAATTTATCTCCAGCAAGAGATCCACTTATTAGAGCTTTTTTATCCTTCTCTATCATAGTTACACCTGTATATAGCTCCAGATAACTAGATTGAAGCTCCAACATGCCATTTATATAAAAATTTGTTCTTTTTTCTATGAATTCAGATCCAAAGACATCTGGGGATATTCCTGTGATTGAATTTGATTTAGGTCTTTTTCTATAAGCAGCATACTTAAAATTTGATTTATTATCTGCTGTAACAATTCCATTAGCTGTAGCAGAATTATTGAATAAGGTTGTTTTTACAGTGGCATTTTGAACCCCAACACCATTACCAGAGTAAACTTTTTGACCATTTAAAAAATAATCTATATCATTAAAAATATAACTACTGCCTATTGCATCATCAATGCTGTCTTTCAAACTTTGCCCCAGATCTCCTTTAGTTATTACGGAAACCCCAGATATAAAATTATATATTAAGTTTGATTCCGATTTTACTGGAGCGCTTAACTCTCCTTTACCATTATCAAAAAATAATCTATTTCTATCTACAACATCTACCTGACCAGTATCTTTAATAAAAAAATCTCCAGTGTTTATTGAGAAGACTATTTCATTAGTAGCTTGCCCCGTGATAGGCACTTCTTGTGTTAAGGTCTGAGAATTTAAATTTAATTGAATTGTATTATTTTCCCTCAATAAAGATCTATCGAAAAAATGTTCGTTCTCAGCTCCAGCTGTATTTTTATTTAACAAATTAAAATTATCTGTAAAAAACTGAGCTGAATGACATCCAGATATTGTGGCATCACCAGTAAATATAACAGCATCGTAAATCATATTCTTTCTCCTAAATAATAAATATAATTCTTCTTAAACGTAGAACTTAATCCACCCATTTTTACACCAGATCCATGCCCTTTTGGAGTAGACTCAATTGTTTCATATAGAGGCTCTTGTATTACTCCACTAATTTTATCTAACGAACCTACCTGAAATCTAGATCCAAATAATTTTACACTTATGGTCCCAGCGCCAGATATACCTTTTTGTTCAATAAAGTCAGACACAGCTCCTTCAATATTTTGTAAACCTAATGTATCAAACGCGCCATCTCCAGTCGGTAGATATTGATAACCAGACTGTGGGTGTAGATATCCAACTTGTTCTTTCACAAAGTTTTTTACCCCACTGGCAGAAAGTGCAGAATCAAAAGTTCTGTATATAAAATATCTATCACCCTCTTTAACATTGCTTCCTGTGGGATCATCTGCAAAAATATTACCAGTCTCCATATATCTACCAGTCTGTATATTTATACTACCAGTATTCTCGTAATCATATCCTGTTATACCAGTTTGGTATTTAATGATTTGATTGTATCCTGTTATTCTTCTTTGTTCTACCAATGGCTGTATGCTTGTAAAATAATCTCCCACTAATCCGCTGCCCAATGAGAACATAACAGAAGGCGCTACATAACCAGATAATAAGCAGAAAGAATGGACATTTATCCCGCTTGCTGTTCCGAATTCTCCAGAGCAACCTGCTGCACCTTTTCTAAAGTATTGGTTTGATCCACCTATGTAAAATTCTTCATTATTAGCAATCGAAGAAGTGTTTACGGTGAAATCTTCTTTCTGTATTTCGTTATTTAAATAATCGAATCTGCAAACACTAAGTTGATTAGAGCCTAGAGAAAAACTTATAACATTTCTTTTTGATAGTTCAAAAGAACTTGATGTCTTTATAAAATCTCCACCCTGATCGAAGCCTTGGTAAAACAGTTGACCCCTATCTGTTACTCCAAAATTAAATCCTTTAGCGCCTGTTATGACTTGTCCATTTATTGTTTGAGATGTCTTTTCTAAAGAACCAAATAAAACTGAATTATCTACAGTATCCTTAAATTCAAAATCAAATGCAACAGAGCAATCATTATAAGGTAATGAATTTGTTCCTGTTACCTTTACATTTGACCCACTTAAATTTAACGTATCATCTAACAAAAAAGTGCTTCTAGCAAGAGCTGTTACTGTTGGTATCGTTCCTCCAGCCCCCACCAAAACTCCGCTATAAACACCAGTGTCTACAGCTGGCTCACAATTCTCAATAACAGCATAGTTCAGACTATCATCTAGTTCATTACCAAGATGTCTTCCACTCATCCCAGAGAAGTTGTAAAAAACCAATAAGTTTTTATTGCTTCCAAGAGTCTCTTGCAAAGAAAAGTCTAATCCTTTTTCACTCATATCAATAGTATCTACTTACATTATATGAAATATTTTGCTCATTTAAACTACTGCTTTCGTCAAAGACAAAAGTGCCCGTCATATGCCCACTAACAACATCAATTAACTGTTGTAGTTCTCCCGTAGATGCCTCACAACTAGCTGTTGCCTTAAATTCTCCTGCTGTCCTATTGTTTATCTTTTGTTTCGCAAATCCACCCAAACTAGGAACTATACCACTAAGCTCTATGGGTTTTTTATCACTTATACTAACCTTAAGACCTGAAAGTGATCCAGAAGATAAATCAATGCGATTATCAAAAGTCAGAGAGTATGATATCTGACTATCTTCAGGTGTCTTGGTAATAGATTTTGATAATGGCTCTGGATTTATATAATCACCACTTATGTAATACCCCGTTGCATCTCCAGTGAAATCTTGTAATGCTTCTATCGCTAAATTTAAAAATCCAGAGTTTTCCGCTATACCACTGAATTCTTTATCAACCTCTAAAAATCTTGCTCCAGTGGCAGGGTCTCCAGTTGGGAATATGTCAAAAGGAGAATTATATTTTAACTCTCCTTGAACAGAGATTCCTACTTTAGAATCATCCTTGCTAACAGATACTGATGAACTTCTAGTATGAAGAACATTTCCTATTTGATCTGTATTGTCAGGATCATTAAAAGTGTAGCTGAAATCAATCTTGTTTGTCCCAGTGTCTATATTGTAAGAAACTGTTGTTGGACCTCTCTCTATGAAGGTATACGAACCACTTTCATAATTAGATAAAGAAGATACCACTGCATTTACTGCAACTTCAGCAGCTTGGCTTGGTGTAAACAAACCTGTAGAAACCCTAAATCGGTTTCCACCATCTGATGGATTAGCTAATCCCGCTCCTATGAAATCCCCCTGTATACTTGCATTAACATTTACATTCAACCCAGCATCCTTATCAAAAGATATGGTAGAGTTTGAAGTAAACAAACCACTGTAATCTGTATCTGTATCTGTATTATATTTATAAGTCTCTTGTATCCCATATGAATTTTTGGACTTGTCTATATCTTCAGTTCTAGACATTAGATAGCCAGTTTGCCCTGTTAGGAACAAACTTAAATCAGCAAAACCCGTAACTCTACCTGTTACAAATTCCCTAGCACTATCAAGTGGAGATTTATCCCCAACTTTTACTCCTTCGGCAGAAACATTATGAGTGGCTGTAACAACTCTTCCGTCCTCTTCATTAAAGGTCCAGTTATCAACTGGGTTTTGAATTCCAAAAAATTTAGCAAAGGTTCCTGATTTAAATGATATAAAAGAAACAGAGTAAGGTAAAACGGTTGTTAAATCAGAACTATCAAAAGATATATTTTGAGGTTTTGATTTTGGAAATATTTTTATCCCAGAATTAGATGAACTATTAGTAATCGTTAAGGTTTCAAATGTTGGAAGTAGACCACTTATCATCTTCATTTTTTCAAGATGTAGCCCACTTAAATTTTCACCAGTTAAATTGCCAACAATGTCAATAGAATTTACAAAATGATCTACCTTTCCCTCTACATAAACAGGCTCTACACCTTCCGCTACAAATGGCGTAGGTGTAGGAAAATTATAAGATCCATATGAAATTTCTTCAGACATTATTCTTTTATAAATAAATAATTTAATGTTCTAGATGCTGTTCCTTCTCCAAGATTTAAATTTACCACATCAGAAGTTATATGAATAACATCTTCATCAACCATTTCATTTAACTCTTCTGTTTTGGATTCTAAAATTTCTTTTGCCTTATATACACCTGCACTTTGGCTAACTATAGCATCAGCAGTAACTGTAGCCTTGCCCACTGTCTTTAAATCACTTTGAACAACCTGATCTTTTAAATCACCAATATCTAAGAACTTTTCTATCCTTTGTATCTGGAAGTTTTTTGAAACTCTCTTTTTCAATTTTAACAATCCGTCATCAGATGATTCATAGGAGTCATCTGTTGTAAAAACTACAGACTCCGATATTTTGCCATCTGATTTTTGAAAATTTGTAGACCTGCTTTTCTCATAAAAATTTTGCAAGGGGTGAAATAATCTTTTGATTTTATCACCGTAATTAGGCTGCTCATTTATCCAAGACTGCTTTGAGTTATTAAATTTAGCTATTTGATTTTTACCTTGAGAGGTGAACTGTATGTTTAAAGTAAAATCTATAAATCTTTCTCTTTTTTGCTCTTGACCCGAATATGATATTATATTTTCTTGAGATTTTTTCGGGTCTGTAGAAAATTGTATTGTTAGGGTCGCTGTATTTCCATTTTTTGTTATAGCCTTAGATATTGAGAACGGAGAACCAAACTTTGCTTGTTCTTCAGATTTCTTTTCATCTACTATTGACGCCATCGCAGAAGTAAGAACATTCTCTGAATCTAACCTCAAAGATTTTAACTCAATATTAAAAGTTTTATTTAAAAATCCCGACTCGTCTACAGCCAAGGTATGAGTTTCTTTTCTACTAACATGCTTACTTGGATCTACTACAGATGACTCAACGGTTTCCTGTAAAGAAACAGTTAGATCTAATAGATTATAACTTTCATTTATTAGACCTCTAAAATTTTTATCTATCTTGGCGTTCTCAGATATACCATCTTCTTGATAACCAAGACTTGGCCTATTAGCAAAATAGTAATTAGTTAAAAATGTTCTAGCATTACTTAGAAACTGATCACCTGCTTCTTGAGCATACTTTATAGATATGTTTCTTGTAGAAGTATAATCAGCGCCATTTCTAGAAAAATTATATGTCTCAGAAAAAGTTTCTAAAGCATGTGGATTAGGTATGTATTTAGCAAACTCAGAAGAGGCGTAACTATCTAATCTTCTAGACTCTGTTATAGTTATGGATACTGTCTCTGAACCGACCAAGCTACCCTCAGAAAAATTGTAGCTAGAGACTCGACCATTTAAATAATCATCAGCACCTATCCGTGCTGTAATGTTAGGTCTATTGTATGCGTTTTGAATAGCATCTCTACCTTCAAGTAAGCTCGTTTCGTTTTGTAAAATTCTTACATCAGAAATGTCTATTTCATAAGTCCCCTCAATATCATATCCAAATAACTCATCTGTATCTAAATACTTATAAGTTACTTGAACAGATGAAGATAAAACATTATTTACAATAAGGGCAGACATTATTTTTCTGATATGTTATCTAGGTTTATCCTGATATTTCATCTAGTTTATCTTGAATAATTTTTAATGCATCAGTCATCTTTCCAACTAGAATATCTTGTTGTTTTACAAATTCACCTTGCTTTGCCAAAAAGTCAGTTGTAGTCTTAACCCCTTCATTTAGCTTCGTTGCAAAATCTTGAACACCCTCTGTGCTATCAGCTGCTTTTGTCATTGCTGCGACAGTTCTTTTTATTTGTGCTGGAATTCCTTTAGCATCTGTGTCGCTCACTTGTTGTTCTAGTTTCTCAAAAGCGCCTTTAGTTTGATCTAATTGACCCTTTAAAGATATTAATGCTTGTGTGTTTTGATTTATTTGCTCATCTATATCTTTAGTGTCAGCCCCCAATACGTTTCGCGCTCTTTCATCACCTAACCCCTCAAGTCCTGTAGTCACAGCCGCTTTTCTAGCAGAAGCTGTGCTATCTAACACACTTCTTAATATTGGTGGTAGTGCATTTTCAATAAAGTTTTCAGCAATTTTACCAGACCCCGCTCGGTTTGCTGCTGTTTGCGCGTCCATCGCCATCTGACTTAGTTCTCTTGCGCGATTTTGACCAATTGCATTTCTCAGAGAGTCGCTTTGTAGAAAATCTTTCTCATCAAAATCATCTCCAAGGTTTCTTTTAGCTTTTTTTCTTTCTCTATCTAATATTACCTTTACTTCTCTCGCACCAGCTTCAAGTGCTTTGACCATAGATACCGCCTCGCTAAAATCTCCTGTTTTTCTACCAGATACAATATCGTTTATAAATCCTTCTATAATTTTAGCTCTTTGAGTTTCAAGCTCTTTGCCTTTTTCTCTTGCCTCTGTAAGAGCATCGGCTACTTGCCTCATTTTTTGAACAAGGCCAACACCAGCTTTTGCTACGGCGTCTTTGAATTTTTCTGATGCAGTTGCTACATCATCTTTTAATTTAGAAAAATCTTTATCACTAGGATCAGCTTCATCTAACTTTTCCTGTGCCGCTCTAATATCTTCTTTTCCTATGGCAAGATTTCTTTGAGTTAAATTTTGCTCAGATGCTAATTTTATATTATCGGCAAATGGTCCTTTTATAGCAGAAGATAAACCAACATTCATTTCAGCAGTCCGCTGCTCGCCTTTTAACATTTTCATGCGGTCTATTTGAGCGGCGGCTAGTTTTCTTTTGGCTTCTGCAAGTTTTCTATCAAGGTTAAATTCTGCCTTACTTAAACGCTTGAATTCACTAAGAGCATTTGCTTCTGCTTCAAATGTGTCATGTTTTAATGAGAGAGCTAATTTATTAGCTCTTAATAATTCTAAATTTACTTGTGCTTTTTGTATTTCTGTAGCAGTTTCATCACCCATTACTTGAGCTTGTAACTCTCTTGCTTTAT